ATGAAAGCTAAGCTGTCCAATTTTACATTCGGCACGGCAGTACTTTATCTTAAAGCAGGTATGGCTGTCCGCAGAGCTGGATGGAATGACAATGGTTTGTTTGTTATCAAGCAAGTTCCAGCCCATATTAAAGCGGATATTATTCCTAACATGCAGTCACTTCCTCAGTCTGCCAAAGACATCATTATGGCACGTGCTGAACCACACATCGCTTACACTAATCAGATGCTCATAATTCACCCAGACGGACGTGCCGACTCTTGGGTTCCGTCTTCGAGTGATGTATTTGCAGAGGACTGGGAGTTGGTAACTGAATAATAACTCTCTCCCCAGTGACAGTGGGGAGAGAAGTTAGTAATCATAAGACAATGAATAAAGAAAAAGCTATTGAGTTAATAAAAGAGGTTAAGGATAGCCTCTTTCTTACAAAGGGTTTGTACATGGGCAAGGACGAGCACCTTATGGCATATATGGATTTGAATATACAAAGATGTGAGCAAGCTATAAAAGAATTGGAGGGTTAATATGACAGAAGAAGAAAATTGGAAAGATATTGTTGGTTACGAAGGTTTATATCAGATTAGTTCTATTGGTCGGATAAAATCCCTAAAAAGATACAAGGTAGGTAAAGAACGTTTAAAGAAACCATCTATTGGAAGAGACGGATATGAGTATATTATGTTATGGAAGGAGAATAAAGTTAAAAGATTTTCCGTACATAGACTCGTTGCGTCTGCTTTTATAGAGAATGCTGAGCATAAGCCAGAGGTTGACCATATTGACACAGATAAAACAAATAATAACGTAGATAATTTAAAATGGGTTACAAGAATAGAAAATCAGCACAACCCATTGACAGCAGTTCGCGTAAAGAATCAAATAAGACATCCGAGAAGCGAGGAAACAAAACGGAAAATTGGGAAAAGATGTTCTGTGCCAGTTTTTCAATACACTTTAAATATGAAATTCGTAAAAGCATACCCTTCTGCTGCGAGTGCAGCCAGAGATACAGGAATATGTTCTGAGTTAATCAGAAAGTGTAGAAGAGGTTTTTATAAACATGCAGGAGGTTATATATGGACATTTAATAAATTGAAGGAGGAGTAAGTTATGAGAACAATCAAATTCAGAGGCAAGCGTCTCGACAATGGCGAATGGGTGTATGGCGACTTACTCCATCTCGTAGACGGCGTGTACATAAGCAACGATAACGGAAACAATATGGCGCAGGTATACCCCGGTACGGTCGGGCAATACACAGGACTGAAAGATAAGAACGGCAAGGAAATTTATGAGGACGATATTCTTGCGCATAACGGAAAGAATATTGGTTTTGTAGCGAATGATATGCGCTGTTATTGTTTTGATTTAGTGTGCACCAACACAGCAAACACATGTACAGTGTCGTTGCACGATACTGTTGTCAACGATCACGAAGGCGATGTAGAAATTATCGGCAATATTAACGACCCAGTGGAGCTTTGAACATAAAAAATAAATAAAACAATGAGAAAAATTAAATTTCGTGGCAGATGCGAGAAAGAAAGCCGCTATGCTGGAGAATGGATGGAAGGTAGTTTGGTGCAATGTGAGGATGGAGCTACATTAATAGTTGTGGCACATTCAGACAATTGTACATCCACATATCACGTTGATCCAGAGACCGTATGTCAGTTCACTGGCTATGTAGACAAAAACGGCAAGGAGATATATGAGGGTGATGTTATCCATATCGGACCAGATTATTGTGTTGTGATATGGGTGGAAGATTTAGGAGGCTTCTACCTGAAAGTGGATTATGCAAAATTACCTTGTACCAATCCTTTAGGTGCAATGTTGTGCCGTTACGACGTTGAGGTTATTGGCAATATCCACGACGAACAGAAAGGAGGCTAATATGCAGGACGTAAAGATAACGTTTAGGGTTCGGGTGTTTGACGATGAAAGCCGCGTTATAATTACAGAGCCGGCAGTCACGGAACCTATAAGCTTTAGCGTTTTCATGGGTATCATCAGAAAACTTGCCGACTTTCAGGAAGAATGGAACGAGGAACACAAACCCGAAAACAGAGAACAATGACACAAGAAGAAGAGAATCAGCATATAAAGAAACTAAAAGACGCAGGGTTCGACTGTGGCAGCAGCATGTCAATGCTCGAAGCTATACAGCTTTTGAAGCTATCGAACAGAGAAGCAAAGAATGGTTCACGGAAAATTTAATAAAACAAAGCAACAATGAAACAGGCAGATTACATCAGACTGACGGCACATATTTCCGTACTGAAAGAAATTGCCGTTGATTACAGCGGCAAGACGATAGACAACATCATACAACAGCTCGAAGCAATTAAAAAGGAGGTGGAGCATGATCAGAGTAGAAGGTATAACAGCGCAAGTATACAATGAAACACACTGACACACTGATTTGGGCATAAACATTAACAACATTTCATCTATGATACAGCATCAGCATTGGAAAGAATCCATCCGCATACTCATCACTGACGAGCAGCATCATGGCAGCGTGCAAGCGTTCATTCCAAACCTCAATGAAGACAAGCCCTTGGATGGTGAGGCTGACGCTCTAATCTACTCGCTGTGGGTAGACGAAGCGCACCGTGGTCGTGAGGTGGCAAAACACTTGATGGAGGCTGTAGAGAGGGAGCTGAAGCGTTGCGGTATATCGACCGTCGCAATATCGTGGGATGGACGCGACTCTCCCAGATGGGTGTTGCACTGGTATAAAAAGTTGGGTTTCGAAGAAAAGGCGTTCGGCTATCAATGCAGCACGCTTCTAAAACGGTTGTAACATATTAAAAGTCGTTGATAGAGCAAACCGATATCGCATAAGATTGGAACAGTAATTTTGTAAATAGTAAAATTATGAGGGAAATAGTATACAGAACACAGACAAACATTGACGGACTCCGCTTTAAGGGCGAGCCCAAAGAGACATACATTGTATTAAAAGGAACTGTAGCAAGAGTTACGCAAAGGAAGTTGTTTGGCTTTATTCCCCTTCCTGACAAATGGATGTGGGAGATAAGCATGTTCGATATAAAGAGCAAGACTGTATCGGAAAAAGAATGTAAGAACATCTTCTCTTTCGATACATTCAAGCGACTGAGCGAGGAACGTCTTGATATGGAGAGAATGTTAAGAAATAAATGTAAGGATTACAAGAAGAAATATGGTACAGGTAGGTAAAAGTATGCTCGCTGTGCATCCTACTGTTGCTAAACGAGTGCTTAAAGAAATAGAAGAACAATGTTCTCTATATTATATCGTCATAGGTTCAGTATATAACCTCGCTCAGAGTGCGATGGTGGACGCGATGCAGCTTTTAAAACAATCTAAGCACTATAAACACGAGATTAAACGTAACTCAAATATGGCTCTTGAAGCATACAACCATTGGAATCAGAAGATGAAGCTTAAACTCTGGGATAAGTACCAGCTATGGCTAGACTGTTCAGATGCTGTAGCTGATAAGATGAAAATGGACATAGAGAAACTTAGATGGAGTTATGATGCAGAACTTATGAAGCAAGGTGAAAATGAGCATACGTTAAAATCGTATTTACTAACAGCTGTGACATTGAACGACATTGCAATGCACACTTTCGTAAAGTTTTTGACGGATGGTTCAGAAAAGATAGGCATAGACCTATCACGTATGTTCCGAAGTGAGAGTTCATTTGAATCCGTAAAAACGAACTGGGAGAAAGCAGTCACTCCACTACTCCATTGTTCAGCTGGTAATATAGATTGCAACAATGATAAGAACTGTGTTTTGGCAAGTGACATCATCTGCAAGAAGCTTGCAAACTTCAATATGTACGAGGAAGCTTGTGCCTACGGAGCTGAGCTTAACATGGATATAGTTGAACAGTACATAGAGAATTAAAATAGCATGAATACGTCTTAGTGCATCTTGGCCGTGAGGTTAGGATGCCTTTTTATAGCATTAAGTTTCGTTAACACATCGTTAAAAAGTTATATATTCCTATATTTGTTATTTTAAGTTTATGTAACATTTAATAGTTTCCGTTAAGTTAACTAAAAGTTAAATTCTTTGTTTAAGTTGTTCTAAGCTTGTCAAATTTTCTCTCCATATACTTATATTTTCGGAATTAGCTTGTTACAGGGGAAATTGGGTTAAATGTTAAAACTCTTTTTGATTAAAGTTAGCTAAAGTTAAACTATTGATTATCAGTTATTTACAAGATTTAAAATTTGGTTAATTGCAAAAAAATGACTACCTTTGCAATAGATAATTAAAACAATAACAACTTAAAGTTAAAGAGCAATGAATAACGACTTTGGAATCTACACGGATTTATATAATTCTATAATCAACGACTTGGAAAGTGGTAATTTTTTACCAAATATGAAAGCCATTCGTAACCAGATTAGAGAAGCAAAAAAATCAATAGACGTTTTAACGAAAGGTTCTGTCTTTTGCCAAAACCTTGAGATATTGGAGAAAACAGAACGTAAATTACAGTTGGCAAAAGATAAGCTAAATGCAATGAACGCCGTGGTAGTTTATATAAAAAATAGACAAAAAGTAAAAGAGCAATGAATAAAGTAACAGTTCTAAAAGTAACCTTCTTCAAAGAAAAAGTAAATTTCTTTGGAGAACAATCCCTTAAAAAGGTAGAGTTCGATTACGAATGTGACAATAAGAAAAGCATCTACGAGAATGAATGTGAAGCATTCGATATAGCAGTAGAGAAAGGTCACAACCCGATTAGAAATATCAAGTTCGATATTATTGAATCTAACATTTAATCATATGAGACAATCAGTATTAGCAATCAAAGACCTTGCAAATCGAGCAGGACAAGGTATCAGTATGGACCCAGAACGTATGGGCGCAAGTCTTTTACAAGAGTGCGAGAGCGGTTTGAACTCTTTCTTAGCACAAATCCCCGAAGAACTGCAAAACGAGTACGAGAAACGTTATATCTCTAAGTATAGCGAATGGCTTCAAGCTTTGAGTCGCACATTCTCAGTAATGGTAACGGGAGCAGGTAATTTCAACAACCGCAGACATCAGAAGATGAATGATTACGAGCATTCTGCACGTGAGCGCTTTGAGACTTGGAAAGAGAAGGTCGTGAAGCGTGTAAACCGCCAACAGCGTTTGGTAGGTTGGGAGGAAGTTGAGCGTTTGCAGAGCAAGCTCGATACGCTTACTGAGCTGCAGGAGAAAATGAAAGCAGTGAACAAGATCGTCAGAAATGGCAAATTATCAGACGAAGAGCAGCGTGAAGAACTCGAAGCTCTCGGATTGTCCGAGAGTTCAATAAACGGGTTAATGGCAGAACCTCCGTATTCATTCATGAAGAAAGGTTTTCAAACATATCAACTCTCAAATAATCTTGCCAAAATTAAAGACACAGAGCAGGCTATTAAGCGCCATACAGTTATGGCAACCACAGAAGACAAAGAATATAACTTTGACGGTGGTAAAGTTGTTATATGTAATTCAGATGAGCGTATTCGTATATATTTCGATGATATACCAAATAGTGAGACAAGGTCTATGTTGAAGGGAAATGCTTTCAAATGGTCTCCTAAAAACAAAGCATGGCAGCGACAACTCACACCTAACGCAAAGTTTGCGCTAAAACATTACATACAACTTCCAGGCTTTACATTCACTACAGACTAAAGCCCTAATTGCTCCATATAAGGCGTTATAAGCAAGTTTCTTTATAACGCCTTATACCTTTTACATATCAAAACATTAAAACGATTATGGAAGCTACAATTAATCAAATACAGAAAATCGTTTCAGTTCTCACATCAGACGAACAGCAGCTACTCAAAGACACCATCAACTACGGTCCATGGGGCGATAGCGATTGGGAGTTTCTTGATGATAACGAGAAAGTGGAAACTGTTGCAATGTATGGTTACTGCACCAATGACGCAAAGAGGGCTGGACATTTCAGCGGAAGAAAGGTGTCTTCTATGTTCCGTTCTATGTATAAGAAGCTATGCCCAACAAATCACAATCAGATAGGCAGATACATTTCACATTGTAATGATTGGTGGGGTGATGGTAGTGGAGATATGCTGTTCATCAGAACAGGCTACTACAATGCATTTGAAGAATGGGCAAACTTGCCTGCCTCCCAAGGCTTCGCCAAACATCAATAACCATTAACACTATACGATTATGAAGAAGGTAATCTATAAAAAACGTCCCGCTCCTTGGAATTGGGGAGCGTTCGATGAAATAGGTATAATATGCGCAGCTCCTACAAAAAAGGAATGTCAACAAAAATTATCTTCAATGCGAAAAAACGGACGCTATAATATTAATAACAATAAAAATAAACAGCTATGAAGAAGTATACAACAAGACAGCTCAAAGAGCTTGTCAAGATAGGTGCAGCAATCGACGTTACGGACGCTATCAGCACAACAGCCATCCCAGAGTGGTAAGACAAAATAGGCTACTCAAGAGGCATTAACGGTATCAACGGACTGTTAATGAGAGGCAAGAGCGGTAAGCTATATGCCATAACATCAAGGTCTACCGCAATAAGTATCTTTATCTAAAGATTATCCGTGAGCGACAAGGCGCACATCACGTTCGAGACGTGACACGGAACAACGCATAAAACCATACATTTAAAAGTTTTAAATAGTTATTCCAAAGTTTATTCCTTAATATTATTTGTTATTAAAATACTTTTAGTATATTTGCAACAAAAGTTGCAAATATGGATATAAAAGAAATACTTGGTAACACAAATAGTATAGACCAGAAAATCAACGCTTTAAAGAAGAGGACAATATGTGTTCCCTTATGGAGCGTTTTGCTTAAAACTTATGAGACTTCTAATCATGAGGTACTAACAGACACGATAAGTTTAAAAGATAAAGAGAATGGAGAGAAGTCTTCACGTATTGCTATCGGTTTGGATAAATTACTTGCAAGCCGTTTTAATCAGTTTACATTTGCCATACCAGTAAAACGTGAATACAACAAACCTTCAAATGACACCCAAACAGCTATTATAAGTGCAATAGAAAAGATTTACGAAAATGCACATATTGATACCATGAACTTTAAACGTGGAATCGCTTATTATGCAGCTTGCGAAATGTTCACTATATGGTATACAGTCAAGAGAGAAAATACCATATACGGTTTCCCATGCAAATACAAGTTAAAGTGCAAGACCTTCTCACCAATGGACAGGGTGTGCTTATACCCTATCATTGATGAACTCGATGATATGATAGCAATGTCATTTGAATATGACAAAAAGGTATCAGATACCAAAACCATTACAATCTTTGAAACCTATACAGAAGACCGACATTTTGTATGGGAAAAAGATAATCAAGGAAACTCATGGGAAGAAAAAACTGCACATATTAAGGAAGATGGAACTGTTGAAAGCGGAGAGCAGATAATAATCAACAAGATTCCAGGTGTTTATCTATGGCGTCCTTTTCCTGTCTATGATGGACTTGGTGGCATACGACATGAATTGGAATATAGTCTCTCTCGTAATGGTAATGTCATATCTTACAATTCAGCCCCAATAGTAAAAGTGAAGGGAGGAATCATAGGAAAAGAGAAGAAGGGAGAAAGCAGCCGTATATGGCGCGTAGAAAGTGATGGTGATATTTCTTATGTCTCATGGAATCAATCGCAAGATGCAGTTATCAATCAAACCAATACGTTGTTGAAGCTATATTGGATGCTTTCCCAAATGCCGGATATCTCTTTCGACAATATGAAAGGGCTCGGCAATATTGGCTATGATGCAAGACAAACATTGTTCACAGAAGCAAGACTTAAAATCACAGAAGAATCTGGAGCATGGAAAGAATGTTTTGAACGAGAATTCAATGTAATTAAAGCTTTCTTGAAACAGATGAATCAATCATGGGCTAATGAGATTGATAATATAACATGCAAACACATTATCTCTCCATATGTTCCAGAAGACGAGAATAATTCAATTAATGTAAGAATGAAAGCCAACGGAGGACTGCCAGTCGAAAGTCAGTTAGAATCAATCATAAAGCTCGGTCAGTCTAAAGACCCAATATCCACGTTAAAGGAGATTAGGAAAGACCAAGCAGCATCAGCGTTTGCACAACAAGTAGCATTCAATATTGGCGAACAGACAATGTAAAATTTCTCTTATGCCTAAAAAGAAAACAGTCGCTATACAAAAGAAGACCGACAAGTTTTGTTATAGATGTGCTTATGTTTCTAATCCACGGAATAAAAGTGTAACAGGACAACCCACACTTGCCACATGCCCATACGAGAAATATGCCATACTGTATCAAAGACAATGCGTAAACGACCATTATAAGCCGAAATAAATGAAGCCCAAGATTCCCAATCAAAAGAAAGCATACAATGCTCTGAACTTACGATTAATAAAGTATATGTCGCAGGTTCAGAGCATTTATGATAGAATAGCTAAAGAAATGGCTATAGCTGTAGAAAGCACCAGCTATGACGGTTCTTTCGAATTTCAGTTTAGAGATTATCCGGAATTAAATCAGATAGTCAATAAATTGATGTCAGGCTACGTATCACAAATGAATGGTCTTATCTATTCAGGAACTTCAAACGAGTGGAAGGAAAGTAATATAATGCAAGACCTTTTAGCTCGTAAGGTTCTTCGTGCTTATGATTTTGAGAAGGGAGGAGATAAATATAATAGATATTTTCAGCCTAACACAGAAGCGCTTAAAGCATTCCAACAAAGAGTAGATAGAGGGATGAATCTCTCTCAAAAACTCTGGGTACAGTCTCAGGCATTGAAGAAAGAAATGGAGCAAACCATTTCAACTGCAATAGAAAGAGGACAATCTGCGGTAGTTCTTAGTAAGAGGATAAGTAAATATCTCTCGGACTTTCCCTCAATGAAAGCAGACTATGCTGAGAGATATGGAAGAGCAGCAAGTTGTCTTGACTGTCAATACGCTTCAATACGTCTGGCAAGAACCGAGATAAACATGGCTTATCGAAAGGCTGAGCAGACAAGATGGCAACAATTCGACTTCATCTTGGGGTATGAAGTAAAGTTGAGTAAGCGCCATCCTGCACCAGACATCTGCGATGATCTGATAGGAAGATACTCAAAAGAGATTGTTTTCTTAGGATGGCATCCTAACTGCATGTGTTATGTTGTACCTATAGTAATGAGTGATGAAGAATATTATAATCCCAAACAACGTGTTAATAACTATATGCCATTGCCAAGCGGACTTGGCTCATGGATAGATAAAAACTGCTTACGAATATTATCTTCAAGCAGAAAGGGAACTTTGCCATACTGGCTACGTGACAACAAAAATGTTAGAGATTGTGCCATATTGGTAGGAAAAGCGAGGGAAATTGGTAATAATTTTAAAGCAGTCGGAGAAACTATATCAGAAAAGGTAGGAGGAATAGTAACACCAGTTAATTATAAATCGTTTTCTTCAATGTATAGAAAACTTATCACTGAAAATATTGAAATCACGGACATCAAAGATGCGGTGAGAAGTACTATTATTGTCGATAAAAATAAGATAGATGATGTTATAATGAATTTAAAGCATTTAGACACATTCATTAGACACAAGGAACAAAAAGCAGAAATATTCAATGGGTATAGTGGAAATATCATAAACCTATCTATGCCAAACAATATAGTGGCAGAGATTCAGGTAAATACAGCCAAAATGATATATGCTAAAGAAACGGAAGTAAATGCAAAAAGAATACTCGGAGAAGAGTTGTGGAATAAGATACGAATGGAAACCAAAATGCAAGGAGGATTAGGACATAAATATTATGAAGAAATAAGGCAGTTAAACAAAGTAACAGACCTACCAAGGATAGAAAGGCTAAAAAGACTCTCTGAAGAATATTACTCACACTTCAGATAAACAAAGTTAAAAACTTGTATAATTGAATATAAATAACTAACTTTACAGCCGATAAAATATTAAATATGAATGAGTTAGAAATTTGGAAAGCATTACCCCAAAAAGGTCAGATGTATATTTACGATGATTATGAAGAATTGGCAATAAGACTGTATATCACCAAAGGGGTTATACAGTGCAATTTCAAACGTAAAGGCAAAACAGAGAAATTGGGGGACTTCACTTCTGCTTTTATTAGAGAAAGCATTTGTTACGGAAAGGAAATAACAAAAGAAGAATATGATAAATTTTGAGGAAGCAGTGGAAATAGCGTCTAGATACCATAAAGGTCAAAAAGACTTAGACGGGAACCCTGTTATACTCCATCCGTTATCTGTTGCTCTTATGGGTAATAATGAGGCTGAAAGAATTGCCGGTGTCTTGCATGATATTGTAGAAGATACAAATTGCTCCTTTACTGATTTAGCAAAGTTGGGCGTAGATAAGAACAATATCAACACCTTAGACTTGCTTACTCATACAGAAGACGAATCGTACGGCGAATATCTTTCACGAATAATTACATCAGGCAACATTATAGCCTTAAAGGTAAAGATAAATGACTTGCGCCATAATATAAGTCGGCATAATGAAGATACCGAACAAAAGAAAAGGATTAAAGCCAAACACCAAAAGGCTCTAAAAAAGATTGAAAACTATCTAACGGCATATAATCTTAAAAAATAGGTTATATGCCGTTTTCTATACCTTCTAAGCTCACCAAATTTCTCTTTCATATACTTATTCATATTTTCATAATCGGTGTGTCACAGCGGAAACCAGACACCGATATTACTCCTTTGACTAAAAGTTAGTCAAAGTTAAACTATTGATTATCAGTTAATTATGAGATTTAAAATTTGGTCAATTCAAAAAAAATGACTACCTTTGCAATAGAAAATTAAAACAATAACAACTTAAAGTTAAAGAGCAATGAATACGATAAAGACGTTTATTCCATCAGAGTCAGTTGACTCATTTAAGAAGTTCGCTGAGAAGACAAAGCGCAATGTAGAAGGTTTCGACTACACCATTAGTAACCCACGAAAAAAGTTATTCCGTCATGCGGTAGTAGAAGATTGTCAAACCACCATTGGTAAGTATTGGCATGACATCTGTGACCTCACCATCAATATGCCAGACGAAAGTAATTGGAGATTGCTGGCTACATATAAGAATGGAGCCTTTACTCCTGCTGATACAACCAAGGAGTTGGTATTCAAGATTAAGGAGCATGGAGCTGATTACGGCAAATGCGACCTATGTGGTCATTGGTGTAACAACGCATACGTAATCGAGAATACGCAAACTGGCGATGAACTGCAAGTAGGTTGCGAGTGCATAAAAAAGTTCGGATTGAAGTACATTGACTTCCTCTCAGACTTTACACGCAAACTTTATGAGACCTACGACCACACCATCAGATATGCCACCGATGATGACTATGGAGACCTTATCCCAATTTGGGGTGGTCCTAAGGATAGTAGATATACGGATGCCATCTTGAAGAATGACATGATCGCCATGTGCAAGGCTCAGTATGACGAGTGCCCCGTTTACAAGAAAGGCTATTACGCAAATGGTCACTATTACCCATCAGAAACAATCGCCAAATTAGAGGAAATAAGAGACTCAAAGAAGTTTACGGTTGACGCCTCATACATAACAAAGGTCTGCGATTTTGCGCTCTCTAAAGAGCCTAAATCGCAATTCGAGGTTGAAATGCAGAAAGTAGCAAATGACTACTACACATTCTCGGAGCAGTTCGTTTATGCTTTCTTCCTGGTGAAAAACTACGAGGATAGCTTGAAAGGTGGTATTGATGCCATCAAGAAAGGTATGCAAGTCAAGGTAGTCGGTAAAGTCATTCAACAGCGCACAGAACAGTCTTACTACGGAGAAATGGTCACAAACACCATCCTTACTAAAAACGGAATAGTCTGTGAAAGGGTTGGCAAAATACCAACTGCACAAAAAGATGGCGAGAAGACCACCGAGTTCTATGCTATCGTCAAGGGTGTGTTCAAAGGAAAGGTTAGCCTAGACAGAGCTACTAAGAATCCAAAGAAGGGAATAGACGTAATAAATATATAAACATTCAGCCCTCGACATCACGGAGAAGTCAATATCATGGTAAAATGGTATCTAAACGAAAGGTGGAGTTCAAGTGTATGTCCTAATAATCTAAGATATGCAGAATATAACTCACTGCACGAAGCACAAGAAGCACTCATACAAGAAAAGAAATCTCTAACAGAAGGATTTATCTCTGGTGAGCTAATAAAAGACGAACCCTCTCTTATAAGAGTAAATATGACCGTAAATTGGGTTGAACATTATATAACATGTGAATAATATGAAAATATACAAGTTAACGTGGTATCTCGACACAGAGGACCAACTTAAAGAATCCCTCATCACCGATAAGGAAGTTGCAGAAAAACGTTATCAAGAGCTCAAGAAAGCCCTTTATCGTGGATGCTGGTTATCCCTCTCAGAATTAGTAGCAAACGAAGACCACATACTAATAGAGGGTGAAGGTCTTCATTATAACGACATTTAAAAAAAAGAGCGATGGTAAAGAGAATCTATAAAATAGAAGTCCAAGAGATTCTGTCACGGACAATAGAAATTGAGTCCTCTACAGCTAAATCAGCAAGAGAAAAGGTTGAAGAAATGTACCGCAATCAAGAAATAGTTCTTGACGGGAACGACTTTAAGGGGGAAAGCATAAAAATAGTATTAGGATAGAAATATTTGTAGTTTCTATTTGTTATTCAAATAAATTTAAGTATATTTGCAAAAAGTTACACGATATGAAAATTTACACATCATACTTCGCAAACAGCAAGAAGTTACACAAGGAGAACATAGTAGTTATAGGAATAGCATTGTACCCTCCAAAATGGTTTGCCGGACCATCGTTGAAAATGGTGTCCCCGTCATACGATATCTTGCATAATTCAAAGTCTCAAGAGGATTATGAACAGCGCTTCTCCTCAGAGATATTAGCACATAGAGACCCAAACGTGTTTCTCTCCAATATAGAGAGTCTGGCAAAAGGGAAAGATGTAGCCCTTTGCTGCTACGAAAAGCCGGGAGACTTTTGTCATCGTCATTTGGTTGCGAAATGGATGAACGAGAAATTAGGACTCCAAATTGAAGAGTTCGGTGTTTCTAAGAACCCGACTTACATACAGCCGAGTTTGTTTTAGTTTAGTAAAGAACATTAATATACCGAAAGGTTGGCGGCTCGGAAAGACGAGCATTTTTGCGTTTATAGAGATTTGTTTAATAAGCGGAGATAGCTCAGTTAGTAGAGCACAATGAAACCATCATTGAGGCGTTGGTGCGGTTCCAACTCTCCGCTCTAAATACTAAGAGCATGAAAGTTACAATAATTGGAGCAGGAAACGTAGGAGTAGCTTTCGCAGCTGACCTATCTATTAAGGGACATGATGTAACACTCCTAAAAACGTCTTCACATAAATCAGAAGCTTTTGAGAGACTCATCCATAATGGTAGAAGGGTTTTTCTTAAAGAGAAATCAGTTTATACAAAAACCGCAATTAAAGAGGTATCTAAAGACCTCAGTAAAGTTGCAGATGCAGAAATAATCTTCTGTACTATCCAGAGTAATTACTATGAAGGACTGGTAGAACGCATTCATCAGTATCTACATAAAGACCAAATTGTAGTCTGTATTTGTAGCTACGCATCATCATACTATTTTGAGAAGTACTGCCAAGAGTTGCCTATGCTCGTCGAAACGACGGGTCCATACTTGGAGGGACGCGTGGAATTGAATGACAAGCATGACGAGGTTGTTTTCCGTGTAGGCTGTAGGCTTGAAAGATGTCCATTTGCTTTTACCCCTTCACATAGTTCAAAAGAGAAGGTTGATAAACTGCACAATCTTTGCAATAGCTTAAGACACGAATATACAGTAATGGAATCGGCTTTATTGAATCCAAATATGGTTCTTCACACCGTAGGCTCCATTATGAGCCTGTCAAGAATAGAATACTCAAAGGGTAACTTCTGTATGTATCGTGAAGCATATACAAGAGATTGTAAAGCTACCTTGGATATTATGCTTAAACTTGATGAAGAGAAAAAAACAGTACTTAAAACACTTCATCAACGTCCTATAGACATATTCAAAGCTGGCGGTTTCATGGGAGAAAATAAACTAGAGAGCTTCTATCGTTATTCTGAATCTAATGATAGGGCAATCAGTCCAACATCTGTTCATTCACGTTACATCACAGAAGATGTTTCTGAGGGATTGGTACTGATGGAAAGTATTGCTAATCATATAGGTTTAGAGCTTCCAGTTACATCATCCCTCATTACGCTTGCAAGTGTAGCTTTAGGGATTGACTTCCGAAAGACAGGAAGAACTATTCAGAAATTAGGTATTGAAAATGAAATAGATATGCTTCATGAATGTAGATAGCGACATAAGAAACAGAACATTCGGTATTGAAATCGAAATGTGCAATCTTGAAAGGGCGAAGGTAACTTTGCCCGAAGGTTACTCCTGGAGCAAGGAAGAGAGCATTGATAATACCGATTGTTCATGCAATAAGCAGTTTGGTGGAGAGGTGAATACCCCTCCATTACATCTTTGCTGCCTTAAAGAGCTGCATGATCTCCGTTCTGTATATGAATCAATGGTTGCTGCAGGTGGCAGATTAAAATGGAGCATCTACACCCATGTACACATTTATGTCGGTGATTTGCCTGTTGATCAGATAAAGAAAGTATTTCTGTTCTTCTATGTATGTTACCCTTATTTTAAGCAGTATGCTAAAATATCAGAATGCGATGAGCTTATATCCATAGCGATGCCAACTCCTACAGAAAAGTATTATGAAGGTGTCTTACGAGCTCAGACTTTCGAAGATATTCAGAAGTTATTCACTAACAATTCTAACAAGGGTTTCATCCGTCATGCAGTGAATATTTCTGCGTTTTTCAAGACAAGAACAATAGAGTTTAGACTTTACCATGCTACTGATGATTTCTACCAAGCTCTGTCTTGTGTTCTTTCTACATATAGGCTATTTTATTACGCTATAAGCCACGAACTGGAGAACTTTAAATCAATTACATCATACCAGCAGTTCCGTGAGGTTACTGGGCTTAAATATGATGTTCCAGACGAATTATGTCCACTACTCTACCAAGGAAATCCATACGACAAGGTGGAGTCGTATATGACAAAGCCTTTACCATACAATTCTGAAATGGTTTCAGCTCTGTATGATGCTGTAAAAGCTAACGGACACAAGGAAATCTGCATAGTAAATGGCTTCATGTATTACTATGAGTTATTCTTCCTTGATAAGGTGGAGGTGTCTATATACTGCCAAGATGCCTACTGCTATCTGTTGTATATGTTGGCAAATGGTAAGACGACACTTACATATAAGGATAAGTTGGCATGGTTGGAGGACTATAACAATCCTACACCGTCAAGACAGCTTGCTTTGGCTCTTTATGCGGTGAAACTGCAAAAGTATTTCATGAGTGAATCGGCAAGAAATAGTGCCATCTTCGAAGCGTTGAAAATTAAGGCAAGGGAATCTATCGAGAAAACCGAGGAGGCAAATGAGCGATTGATGAGATTACTCACAACATGTGATTTCCATGTCGGAACAATAGAAGAAGCCATCAAGAATAAGAAGGTAATCTTCTTTAATTACGGAAGAATAGAGAAGAAGCAGAAGAGAGCATTCAAACTCATTTCTGAGAATAGTGACTTGAAATCAGACTTTTCTGTTGCTAGAAACGACTACTATAATCTTGTAGAAAGTATTCCGAGTGATAGTTATTTCTACTATTTCAGCAACAGCCCTTATCTGAGAAATCTGCATAAGATAGCTATGTGGAATAATTCAAGTGGGGAAAGACGGTCTGCAGGAAGGTTCCTCTATTGCAATAAGCCAACTGCACAAAATAATGCAAGCACCTCGTATTCTTCATACAGAATCGAATGCAATGAGATTGTACCACCAGACGATTTGGAGATTACGGACCCCAATAAGCTAAAGATTGAACGAGTAGATGCTTCTCTCCTACATTGCTTACAAAAGAAGTATATCAAGAAGGTGGACCAATGTAGCGTATGTACGTATGCTTTTGCGGTAAAATACGACAAGTATACCCTAGGTGGATTTGGCTTTACGTTACCTCAACACAAGGGGTATGATTTATTTCAGTTGACGGACTTCTGTACGAATAATGCTATTCCTCGATTGAGTAAACTCATATTGTATTGCATTCAATCTGTAGGAGTTCAAAGATATTTGAGCAGAAGAATGCACAAACTTTGCGAGAAGGTTATCTCCTGCGCTTATACCCATAAGCCTGTGAGCATGAAATATCGTGGTGTATACAAGAAAGTGAAAGAGCACTGCACATCATCTTATCTTGCTTACGAAGGAATACTTGGGATATACCCTACGAATAAGGAAATCATTGAGAAATATCAAAAATCGTTGAAGAATGGAAAATGAAGATAGATGGAAATACGCAAAAGTTGATATAAACCTCATAGATGAGGTAGAAATCAATGCAAATGAAATGTCGGGTGAAGACTTCGCCCAACTAACAGACAACATAGCTAAGTCTGGATTGAGTAGTGTGCCTACCTGTATCAAGAAGGATAATGGTAGATACATCATGATCAGCGGTAATCATCGTTTGAGGGCTTGCAAGAAACTGCACTATAAAATGCTAGGCATCTTGTATGTAGAAGAGAGCGAGATTACAAATGATGAAGCTATTGCTATTGAATTGTCTCACAACTCCCTTCATGGTGAAGCCAATGTTAGCATCTTGAAGAAGTTGTTTGCATCAATACAATCTATCGACTTCAAGAAGTTTGCCCATGTGAACATAGACGAGATTAAGCCAATAAGCACTGAGGGTATAGATGTATATGCCATGCAGGAGAACTTCGTATTCACCATCATTCTCTACCCTAGCTCATTTGCCAGTCTGGACACATTGTATGGAGATATTCGTGAGCAAGCACGCAAAAGTGATGCCCTCGTCCTAGCTTCCGAAGAAGATAACGAAAAGACCCTTCTTAAAATCCAACAAGACATAGGTAAGGAGTTTGGCATAAAATCTCCAAGCATCACATTTGCCAAGTTGTTAGAGTTAGCAAGTGAACGTTTAACCGAAATAAAGGAAAGAAAGAAAGAAAATGATTTGGAGCATAACAAGTAAAAAGGAAATGGAAGAACTAAATACGCCTTCCGTTTTCAGATTCTATCAAGAAGCTCTTGGAAAAGATAATATTCAATTGGCAGTTGTAGAAGAGACCGACAGTCTTGATTTTATCAACAAAGGAGATATTGTATTGCTAAGAACTGCAAGTGAATCGCTCATCAATACTATCAATAAGAAAGACGTAAGGACCACGGCAGAAGATTTCAGCAAGTACGAATTAGTTAAAGACAAAGCTAAACTTGCACGAAATCTTGTGTTCTATGGTATTCTAGTACCACCTCAGTATTCTCATAAATGCACATTTAGAGAAGGGAATACTTATTTTGTTAAACCCAGATACGGAAGTGATAGTATTGGGGTATCGGAACAAAGCATTTGTCACACAGCAGATGAAATCAAAACTCAAACAAAAAATCTCGATCCGAAAGGTAAAGGGGATGCCATTATAGAAAAATTTATAGATGGAAGAGAATTTACAGTTGTCTGTATTAAAGGCTCTTCACTCAGAACATTTGTAATGGAGGTAATCTGTACAGCAAATGGTGGCATCCAAACATACGAAAGTAAAAAGAACTATATGGAGGTTGGCTGTAAGGTCTATGGAGAGTTAAACGACAGAGCTAAAAGTATAGCTGCCGATGTTTTCTCCTGTCTTGGAATACAACATCATGCACGTATTGATATGCGCTGCGATAATGATGGCAATCTTTACGTGATAGACGTCAATCTCCTTCCTGGTCTCGGACCTATTGGAGATTTAGCACGTTGCTTGTTGCTAACAGAAAATATGTCTTACATAGATGCTTTGAAAGCAGTCATAGCATCTGCAAGTTAGAAAGGTTGATTATGACAAAGGTAAAAAGAACAGAATTAAAAAAGATTGCCGTTGCTTATGAAAAGAAGGGCGGCAATATGGCTGCTACTGCAGTAGCTTTGGGCATTACACGCCAAGCCTTATATAACTGGCGAAAAGAGGATGAGAAGTTAGCCAAGATGTTGGATGATATAGATGAAGGCATTCTTGACTTTACGGAAAGCAAGTTGGTCGAAAAGGTGAATGAAGGCAACCTAACTGCAATTATCTTCCTTCTGAAAACCAAGGGCAAGAAGCGTGGCTATGTCGAGCAAGTAGATAACAGATTAGTTGAAAATCCATTCGAGAAGTTAATGAAAGAACTTCCCGATGATGATTAGAAAGGAGGGAAAATGGGGATATAAGCTATGATACGAGAGTAATGAGAACTGGGAGTTTCTTATGCAAGATGTATTATAAATAAAAGATAGGAATATTTCACAATAAATAGGAATGAGGAAACGAGGATATTACGAATACAACCCTGTTATTTATCCACGGATACTATGCGTCGCGATTGGAATGAACCTAGAAGATGCAAATAAATGCTTTGAGGGTAGAAATAAAGAAAGACTGATGGTTGACTTCAAAAACTCAGATGCACTTACTTTCGATAGCGTAATTCAGAAAAAAGATGGAAAATATGCCGTGTTTGTAAACTTTTCAAATAAGTCTGCAATGACTATGGGTATTTGCTGCCATGAGGCAAGTCATGTTTGTGATGCGATAGAAGAAGATATTGGCATAAAACACGGGGATGAACCATCTGCCTATCTTATTGGTTGGATATCCTCATGTTTCAACAAGGCTCGTTTGGGCATTGGTGATTTTGTAGAGATTAAGGATAGAGAAAAATAATATTATAAAGAAGATGTCTGAACAGAAAGCTAAAAAAAAAATGATTGCATGGCGCAATGATTGGTGTCTCTTCGCCAAGGAAGTCTTGAAGGCTCGCCTTGACGAAGAGCAAAAGGCTATATTGCGTTCTGTTCAAAAGAACAAAATGACAACGGTAGCCAGTGGAACATCAAGGGGTAAAGACTTTGTCGCTGCTGTGGCCGCTTTGTGTTTTCTCTACCTCACCCCTCGCTTCGGAAAAGATGGCTGTTTGGAAAAGAACACCAAGATTGCACTCACAGCACCGACAGGAAGACAGGTGACCAATATCATGATTCCAGAGGTGGCACGTTTATATAAAAAAGCAGGCTTTCTGCCCGGTCGGTTGTTGTCGGATGGAATCAGAACCAATTATGAGGAATGGTATCTGACAGGTTTTAAGTCTTCAGCGGACAACACAGAGGCATGGTCTGGATTTCATGCCGTAAACACCATGTTCATTGTAACTGAGGCTTCGGGTATCTCCGACACAATTTATAACGCAATAGAGGGAAACCTACAAGGTAACTCTCGATTGTTACTTGTGTTCAACCCTAATGTGACTACTGGATATGCGGCTAATTCCATGAAGTCCCCTCGCTTCAACAAATTCAGACTATCTTCCCTTAATGCAGAGAACGTAGTCAGCAAGAAAAACATAATCCCCGGCCAAGTTGATTATGAATGGGTAGCTGACAAGGTTTCAGCATGGGCTCAGAAAATCAGTAAGTCAGAGTTTGATGAAGGTAGAGGTGATTTTATTTGGGAAGGTGGATATTATACCCCAAATGACCTCTTCCGTGTTAAGGTTCTCGGTATGTTTCCAAAGGTGTCCGAAGATACCCTCATACCATACGAATGGTGTGAGATTGCACACAAACGATGGGAAGAGTTAAAAGATAGCGGTTTTATCACACATAAGCCAATCAGACTTGGTGTTGACGTTGCGGGTATGGGACGAGACAGGTCTTGCTTCATAGCCCGTCAAGGGAACTATGTTTCCGAGATAAAATGCCACAACTCAGGCGGAAGAGCAGACCATATGGCAGTCGCAGGTCAAGTAGCCAACTATCTTAAAATGGATCAACGGAACAAAGCATTCATAGATACAATAGGTGAAGGAGCTGGAGTCTACTCACGATTGATAGAGCAAGATATGTTAACTGCATTTTCATGCAAGTTTTCAGAAGGAGTGAAGAACAAACATGATGTCACTGGCTGTTACACCTTCGCCAACATGAGAGCATATCTTTTTTGGTGTATACGAGACTGGCTAAATCCAAAGAACGGTTTCTTTGCCGCTCTGCCACCAGATGATGAATTAGACCAAGAGTTATGTGAACCTCATTGGTTCTTTCAGTCAGACGGTTCTATCATAATAGAGCCGAAAGATGAAATAAAGAAACGTCTAAAACGCTCTCCTGATAAAATGGATGCTCTAGCCAACACATTTTACCCATACGACTATGACAAAGACAATGATGCTCAGCTACTAAAAAGTTTAGTGTAGATTTTGAAAATCGGTAATAAAGTTGTAACTTTGCAATTGAATCGTTGTTTTAATTATCTATTTAACGATTCATTGCTCTTAGTGCATCTTGACCGTGAGGTTAGGATGCCTTTTTTATAGTATTAAGTTCCGTTAACACACAGTTAAAAAGTTATTTTCTCCTATATTTGTTATTTTAAGTTTATGTAACATTCAGTAGTTTCCGTTAAGTTAACTAAAAGTTAAATTCTTTGTTTAAGTTGTTCTAAGCTTGTCAAATTTTCTCTCCATATACTTATATTTTCGGAATTAGCTTGTTACAGGGGAAATTGGGTTAAATGTTAAAACTCTTTTTGATTAAAGTTAGCTAAAGTTAAACTATTGATTATCAGCTATTTACAAGATTTGAAATTTGGTTAATTGCAAAAAAATGACTACCTTTGCAATAGATAATTAAAACAATAACAACTTTAAAAATAAAGAGCAATGAAACAACAAAAAACAAAAGTCTACAATCACTTAACAACAACGAGTAAGAAGTATAAACTAACTAACGAAACCATCGAGTTTTGTGGCAGAAAACTTCACCGAATCCAAGCTCTCATAGACTTCTCAGATGTCAAATCAGGAGACCTTGGTGGATGGATAGAGAAAGAAAATAATCTATCCCAGATAGGCGATGCGTGGGTCTATGGCAACGCAAAAGTCTATAAAAACGCAAGTATCTTACACAACGCTAAGGTTTATGACAACGCTAAGGTTTATGGCGAAGCAAAGGTTTATGGCGAAGCAAAGGTCTATAGCAACGCATGGGTCTTTGGCAACGCAAGGGTTTATGGCAACGCTAATATATATGGCAATGCAAGGGTTGGTGGCTATACAAAGGTCTATGACAATGCAAGGGTTGGTGGCAAAGCGATGATTGGCGAATTTGCCGAGATACATGAAAATGCAAAGGTCTTAAGCAATGTTGCAATCTATGTTGTCGCTGATATACGAGGTGATTCCGAAATTCGTAGTAGGGAAGACAACGAAAAATTAGACGGGGAGGTCTTCACATCGTATAAAAGGTAATGGAGTGACTAACCATCACTCCACAATATATAGAGCAATGAAAAAGATAATTGAAACAATCAAATGCAACAGAGAGGAATTGATTTCTAAGTATTCCAAAATGAAGAAAGAAATCGAAGTCCTTTCGGAAGGAATTAAGCAAGCAACAAAACTTAAAAAGTATGATGTCGCCGATAAGTTGTGGATTAAACGCTCTGACCTTAATACAGAGGCAAAAGATATTCACATGGCAATCAACGACCTAACAAACGCACTCAATCATCTTGGAGAGAGTACAGATATATTCTGGGGATAATATACATAAGATAAATCATCAGTAAGCAACGCATATGCAAGTTACGAAACCATAGAAGAGCTGAAATCAGTAACTAAGCATGTTGAAGTTGACGAGTGGGGAAGCTTCTTCTCACTCGTCAAAAAGGGGGTATATAACCTTTACGGATTTCATCAGTTTCTTAATGAAAAGCCTGAGTTAAGTTTAATAATTCAGGACATAGATGATTACCAAACAGCAATTCAAGAAATGTTGGAAGAAATCGGACTTGATAAAAATGACGTAAACGGTCCCGGCGCTAACCATATGAAACTGATTGCAGCTAACAGTAAAGGCGTCATAGTATACGAAACAGAAGTTATGAATTATTAAAATATTAGAGCAATGGATAAAGAAAGCAACTATTCAAAACCGATGAGATATACAATACTAGCACACACCTTCAATACTTTCGAAGAAGCATGCGAGTACATGAATCAAATTATCTCCAAGGGTACATGTCATATTAACCCTCTTATCAAAGCTTGGAATAAAGGAGTGGTTGTAGCACAATGGATTGTTACAGTAACTCAAGAAGGTGTTATTTATAAGTCTGACTTTAAATAAAAAAAAGAGCAATGAATATAACAAACGATTTAGTAGCGGAAGAAAGACCAGAATATAAGATTAAGGAGAGTGGTTGTCTTTCATCACTCACATCAGTAGAATTATTAGCTATGCTTTTCGGCAAAAGCTCCACTTTAACACTTCAAAAAGCAAGGGATATTCTCACGCTGACGAACGGAAGCATAATAGGCCTGTCTAAACTTACCACAAAGCAAATAAGGGAAGTAACCAATTTTACAGAACAAAAAGCAAATTCCATACTTGCTGCTCTTGAATTAGGACGTAGGTCACAGATAGAAGAAACAAAAAACTGCAAAAAGCTGGATAGGGCAGAATGTATATATAACTATATTAAGCCTTATATTGGAAGATTAACCCATGAAGAAGTATGGGTGATACTTATGAACAACACCTTCAAGCCAATCAAGATAAAGAAAATAAGTAGTGGAGGACTTACAGAAACTGCATTTGATGTGCGTATTATTTTAAAAGAAGCACTTCTCAATGACTCTACAGTGATAGCAGTTGCACATAATCATCCAAGTGGTAATAAAAGACCTAGTGCGGAAGATGATAGAATAACAAGCCGACTAAAGCAAGCTTGTGATACCATGCGTATATACCTAGTTGACCATATAATAGCTACAGATTCTGGGTATTACAGCTATTCGGAAGAGGGTAAAATATAGTTCTTACAAAAGATTGAAAATTATCATTAAAAATTATTTGTCATTCAAATAGTTTTTAGTATATTTGCAAACAAAACGTGTGAAGATGCACGTGACAGAACCGTTCGTAATCATTGCTCATTATTTAGGGTTCTAATAGCGATGGTCTGCCTGCATTAACGCGCGCAGACCATTTTTTTATCTAACAATAAAAGCAATGAATAAGTATCTAAGAAAGGTTCTTGAAACGCTGAAAACCAACAAGGACATTAAGGCATTGGGGTTCAGCCGTAGAGAGTTGAAGGGTATCGCTGCCAATGTTGCCGATAAACTTAAACTCGAAGATGAAGCTACTGACGAAGATGTCAGTGAAGCAATCAGTAGTGCAATTGATGATGTCTTGCCATTACTGAAACTCACTCAGTCAGCAGTTGATCGCCAAGTCCAAGATTACAAACGCTCTACAGATGATGACGTTGATGATGACGATGATGACGACCCAGAGCCAAATCGTAGGAGTCCATCAAGGAAGAATCCTAAGAGCAAAAAGGATAGCGATGATGCTGATTCCGCTACCCTCGCTGCACTCAAAGAACTTACGCAAGTAGTCACAGCTTTGCAAGGTGAGGTCAATACTCTTAAAACTGGTAACACCACCAACAGCAGACGCGCAAAAGTAGAGAAATTGCTCACCGACACTGGCAAGTTTGGAGAAAGACAGCTGAAAGCCTTCTCTCGTATGAGCTTCAAGGATGATGAGGAATTTGAGGATTATCTTGAAGACCTCAAAGAGGAGATCGAAGCAGAAAACCAAGACAGGGCAGACCGAGGCTTGGGAAAGCTCGGCAATATTCCCGCACCCGACAAGAATGGTAAAGATAATAATGAGGACGAGTTAATGTCAGATGATGAAGTCAAGAAGTTGGCTCAGATGTAATCATCTATTGTTTAATCTTTAAAAAACGAACATGGCAGTTTACGAAAATTACGAACCTGACCGTAAGAAGGTTGACTCGGGTATGGATTCAGTTGTAATCCGTCAGTACAATGGCGGTATCACTGGAGGCAAGTCACTCGATTACACAGGTTTTGACGGCGCAGTGATTCAAGCCGGACATCTAATCGTTAAAAAAGAAGTCGACGGTATTTATGAGTACAAACCGCTAACTGTAGACGGAAGTACAGGAAAATACCAATCCATTCCAGCCGATGGAACCTCTCCGGCGGGTGTAGTAGTGCGCTCTCGTTTAAAAGGTGAGGCGGTTGCCATTATGGACGATGGTCGTGTTAACGATGTTGCAATGCCTTATCAGTTTAAGGACGAAGACCAGAGAACAGCTTTCAAAACAGCTCTTCCAAATCTTATTTTCGAGCACGATTAATAAGTGTTCTAGTATTTAACTAATAACTGCACAAAAGTATGCATGAATCTCTTTTTATTCAGTTTATAAGGGCCATTTTCCCTAAGCTCAGCCTTTATGTGAAAGAGAAGGAGACCCCGAAGAACCGCACATATCTGTTCAAGACAATGTTGCGTGAGGTATATTCTCCAGATCAGAAATGGGAGGGCACATCAGCAAACACCACCTATGTTGCTGCTGATATCGTGGAAATGGACTCTCCTCTTCCATTGAAGAAGCGTGGTTCTATAGCCACATCAAATGGCAAGCTACCGAAGATTGCCATGAAAAAGACTCTCCTAGAGTCAGACATCAATAATATCAACATTATGAAAGCGCAGTATGATAATTTGGTGACAAAAGCCAACACTCTCCAAGAGCAAGGTCTTGTAGAGCAAGCGACTGCAGCAAAACAAGCAGCTGACAATGCAAAGGCTCGTATCATCAATAAACTCATGAATGATGGCGTAGCTTGTTCTGTTGGTATCGAAGAGCGTAATGAGCTGAACTTCTTGGCAGGTCTCTCCAATGGTATTATTGCTGTTGAGGATGCTGACAACTCGGGAAAGGCAATCCGTGTTAACTATGGCTATCTACCAGCAAACAGTTTCCGCACAGCTACTAATGGAGTAACCACTAGAGACGATTTCGAGAAAATCTTCGAAAAGGCAAATGCTGACGGCAACACCATTATCAAGGTAATGCTTGCAAAGAGTCAGTTAAAGAAAATCCGTAAAGAGCAATGGGCAAAGGAGCTTGTTGCTGACTATGAGGGTAAGACATACACAGAAGACTCTAAACTGAAAACGCCATCAGAAAGCTCTTTCTCAGAAGCCTTTGAGGACGAGTTCGGAGCTTCAATTGAGACGGTTAACCGAACTGTTGTCATTGAAAAGAATGGCAAGCAGCATTCGGTAAAGCCATGGAACGAGAACAATATCATCTTTATTTGTAACGAAGAGGTAGGTTCGCTCGTTTGGGGTGCACTTGCAGAGTCTACAAATCCTGTAGAAGGTGTAAAGTACAGTACTGTAGATTCGTACAAGCTTATCTCTAAGTATTCAAAGAACGACCCTGCTCTACAGGAGGTGACATCTGGACAGGCTCTCATACTTCCCGTCATAGAGGACGTAGATCAGATTTATTTGCTGTCAACAAAGGCTGAGGAGGTGGATGAAGAAGCCGAGAAAACAGATACTTCAGACGAGTACACTACGTACAAAGGTAAAAAGTACAAGAAAGCAGACCTCATTACAGCCTTGAAGTCCGTAGGAGCTAACGTCAAGTCAAACTCAACAGACGAGACTCTGGTAAAAGCTCTGAACGCTCTTAGCGACGAAGAAGAAGCAAGTGTTCTCGCAGGGTTAACAGAACAGTAAATATTTGAAATAAGACAATTATGAAGACAATTTTGCAAGCGCTGATAGACGAAATCCACTATCCTATACCGATTGGGTTCGTCGAAAACAAAGTGATAGAAAGGCAACTTGATGGTGGAGATTTCTTCACTTTCGAAGTAGCGCAATCGAAAGAGTGGAAGGGAGCGCTTGCAGATTGCCTTTATTCTCTCATACAGGCTGTAAACTTATCTGAGTCAGACAAGAGCATAGGCACACTATCTGACAAGGATAAGGAAAGGCTGTTAGTTCGTATCAATGCACTTTATAAGGCTATTGGTGAAACTCCTGCAATGGGTCAACCAATGGTTTACATAGGATGTTAGAAAATGGCAGTATTGGATTTCTCCGCCCATACATTGGATTATAAAGAGATTGTAGGCGGACATGAAAATGATAATGGAGACTGGGTGCAAGGTTCTGAAAAATGGATGGAGAACTATTGTAAGTGCGACATTGTTCCTGCAGGAAAGGCAAATGTTATTACAATACCAGACGGCTCTACACAAAACTATTCTTACACCATCTACAACTTGCCAAGAACGTGTAAAGAATTTAAGTATGGAGACACTATCAGAATCAAGCTCTTTGGTAAAGTTCTCAGAGAGTTTAAAGTACTTGGGTTCCATCGCTATCAACTGCAATGTAAAATTTGGATATAATGGGAGCGCGACTTGTAAATACTCAAGATGTCATTAAACGTTTCTTTGACGATGCTTTTGAAGTTATCAGAAAGGAAATAATTATTGCTTTCTCAAAATTAGGAGAAGAGTCTACAGCAAGAATCCGTGATCGCTCTGCGGAAGAAAGTTGGATAGACCATACCTCTAACCTCAGAAGTTCTATAGGATATGCCATATACGACCATGGCCTAAAGTCCATAGAGTCGACCTTTGCCACTCTGGGAAGTGGCGCAGAGGGTTCTTCAGAAGGAAAGAAAATGGTTCAAGAACTCGCTTCGGAATACTCCAAGGTATTTGCATTAGTAGTCGTAGCTGCTATGAACTATGCAGACTTCGTAGAAGCCAAAGAAAACAAAGATGTGCTTGCTTCCACAGAGTTATGGGCACGTTCTGTCGTAGACGGAAAACTCAAGCTTGCATTGGATAAAGCAATAGGAATAATCAACAAGATGAAACTATGAAATCAGACATTGACATCAAAGACGACGTTTATAAGATTGTAACAGCATCGAAACTAAAAACAGCCGTAACCGGAAAGGTCTGTAAACGCAAGAGAACAGATTACCCAACTGGTTTCCAAACCAAGGAAGATATATGTATATCAGTTCTTGCTAATCAAACAAAGCAGTTGCAGAACGCATTTGTCAATGTCAATATATACGTACAAGACGAGATTACGGAAGGCCAAAAGGAAGAAAAATCGCAAAGATTACGAGAGCTATGTCAGCTATCCTTCTCAATATTCGAGTCAGTACATGGTTCTGATTTTAGATTGTCATTAGACGAGCAAAGAGTAATTCCATGCGAGGAAACAGAAGAGCACATCATAAGTAACAAATTATTGTATCAAACCATAAACGATTAACAATATGTCAGTAACATCATGGGGCAAATGCTCTATTTTCATTCAGCCTGTCGGCTCAGCGAAGAATGAGTGGGACAAGCTTGATACTCCAAAGGAGGATACCACACAGGTAAATCCAACTAAAGGAGACACCATGACACAGACCGAAGAAGGAGGCGGTACAGTGGATCGCAAGACAAAGAAGTCTACCTACGAATTGGTCTACCAGATGTTTATCAAGAAGAACGTTCCACAGCCATTCCCTACAATCGACGGTGTAGTAGAAGGAAACTACAGAGTTGCCGTACAGCCAGAAGATGCGGAGTTGCCCGGAGTATACATGGGCAATACCACAGTAGGCGCAGAGGAAGCCTACACGACTGCAGACGGAGCGCTTATCACATACACACACTCAGCACTCATCCCAGATGGTGATGTAGTTGCAAAGACAACCAACAAGAAGAATGAGGACGTGTACTGCTCTTATCGTTGGCGTGTTATCACAGCAACGAAAGGCACCGGCAACAAGTATGCTTTGACCTTTAAGCATCCCGCTGGAGCCAAGGAACAAGGTGATATTACGGAGACGTACACAAATGGTGATTAATTCTCTTTTCCGACAACATCTTTAGTCGGATGAACCCAAGTAGCTCAGTTGGTTAGAGCGAGGTCTATTCAGCCAAAATAAAATCCATGACCTTTAAAAGATGGTTTAGAGGCGCAGGTTCGAGTCCTGCCTTGGGTGCAAAATATAAAATAATATGAATGAAATAAACATAGGGACAAAGGTAGCTATGGTATTAACTGATATGCCATTGGGAGTATCTGTAGGTAAAGAGCATTTCTATCTTTATCCGCAGACACTAGGCAGAATGTACCTTACATCACAACTTATTGACAAGTTGGAGATAAGCCAAGATAACCTAAAGATTAATTCATTCATGGAAGCACTAAGAGCTGTTACCAATCATAGAAAAGAGAGCTGCCAGCTTATCGCTTATCATACACTACGAAAGAAAGCAGAAATGCTTAACACAAAAACTTTGGACCGTAGAGTAGGCACTCTTATGAAGAACTGTAATAAAAAGAATTTGGCTACACTGCTCATTACCATCCTTGCCGACAGTACATTGAATGATATAACAAAGGACTTCGGAATTGATAAAGAATCCCAAAGGATGGATAAAATCAACAAAGCCAAAGATACCAAGAACCAATACGTCTTTGGAGGCAAAAGCATTTGGGGAGCTCTTATTGATGCCGCATGCGAAAGATATGGATGGACATTCGACTATGTTGTTTGGGGTATTTCCTATAACAATCTCACGCTTATGATGAAAGACAAGATAACATCTATCTACCTTTCAGACGAAGAGAGAAAGAAAGCCCATATTCCTGCTGCCAATGAGGAGGTGATAGATGGTAACAACAAAGATGCCATCATGAAAGCAGTAATGGAAAGTGAGCTAAACCCAGAGTAACCCCTTATTGAAGGTGAGGGCGAAAGAGGTATCTGAGTGACAGAATTGACATATAAAAAAAGAGGAAACTCGCAAACAAGATAGAAACACTAAGATGGGAACTCTTAAATTCGACATAACAGGAGATAATTCAGCTGTACTGAGAGCCTTTAAGGGAGTGCAGGATGGTGTGGCACAGACAGCAAGAGTAGTCGAGCAGCAGGGACAGAGCATTGAGGATGTTTTCAACCGCATCAAGTCTGTTGCTACATTAGCTTTCGGCGGTTTCACGGCAAAGGAAGTCATTAGCACGATAGGAGCTATACGAGGAGAGTTCCAACAGTTTGAGATTGCCTTTGAAACCATGCTTGGCAGTGGACAGAAAGCAAAGGCTATGATATCAGACCTCGCAAAACTTGCTGCTACCACACCTTTCGACATGAAGGGCGTGGTAAATGGTGCAAAGCAGCTCCTCGCATACGGATTTGCAGCCAACGAGATTACAGAAACCATGAGAAGGCTCGGTGATATATCCGCAGGATTAGGATTGAACCTTCAAGACCTCACATGGCTCTATGGTACCACGATGGTTCAAGGTCGATTGTTCACTAGAGACTTGATGCAATTTACAGGTCGCGGTATTCCTTTGACAGAGGAACTTGCCAAGCAGTTCGGAGTTACCAAGGATAAGGTTTCGGAATTGGTGACAGCCGGTAAGGTTGGTTTCCCCGAAGTCAAAAAGGCTATCGAAAGCCTTACCAATGAAGGCGGCAAGTTCGGTGGATTGATGGAAAAGCAATCTCACTCTATTACGGGTCAGATAAGCAATATTAAAGATACCATCGAAATGGCTATCAATGACCTCGGCACTCAGACGGAAGGCTTGATGAATGATGCTTTGGATATCACATCTACGGTTATTGACCATTGGAAGGAGATAGGCGAGGTTATTCTTGCAGCCGCATCTGCCATCGGTCTTTATAAGGCAATGGCGGTAAGTGTAGCAGCCTTTGATACAGCTACAGCAAATGTAGGCTATGCGGCTGAGTTGTCAGCCCTTGACGCATTACTTCCAAAGAAGGAAGAAGTAAAGAAGACAGACCTTGAAGAAGCAGTAGCCAAAGGTCAGTTATCAGCAGCCCAGGCGGAATTGGTAGCATCCAAGCGTGAAGAGGTTGCGGCTTACGTTGCCGAATTGCAAACCAAGGCAAAGGTTATGCAAGACGAGGTTCACGTATTGGAGAATAAGCTTGCGCTACAAGATAACGAAGTGCAATCACTCCAAGATGCTTATGATGCCCTTGACGATTATGTATCAGCAGAAGTCAGAGATACGGCAGCAACAAACCTCAATACGGCAGCAAACGAAAGAAACAATATAGCAAACCAACTTAAAGCAGCAAGAGAGAAAGCTGCAACGGCTGCAACCAATGCCAATACCGCATCCCAAGGCTTGAATACCGCAGCGACAGCTCGCGATACCGCAACCAAAGGAATATGGGCACAGGTTACTCTCTTATGCGAGAAAGCACAGAGGGCATGGAATGCTTCTATGTTCTCAAGTCCTCTGTTTTTGATAGCTGCCACCATCGCAGCAGTAACTTATGCCGTATATAAGCTTGCCACAGCAGAATCGGCACACGAAACGGCTGTAAGGAAATCCAATGAAGCATGGGACGAATTTGATAACAAGGTCAAAGAACGTCAGCAGAATATCGAAAGCCTTATCAGAACCATACAATCTGAAACGGCAACGGAATTTGAGAAAGCAGAAGCCTACCAAAAGCTCTCTAATCTCGCTCCTCAACTTACAGATCAGTATGACCAAGCTGCCATAGCTTCTCTTGACTTTTCTAAGGCCCAAAAGGAAGTGGCAGAAAGCATGGATGAGTCAAAGTACGACAAAGCCGTAGAAGATGTAAAAAAATACAAAGAGGAAGTAAAAAAACTTCAACAGCTGATTACAAGTGATGCAACGTACAACGGAGGAGGTCAAGGAATAATACTCAGCCGTCAGTTAGAACAAGCTCAAGCTTCTTTAGACCAAGCGGAAGATAAACTTAGCAATATTATACAACTCCGTGATCAAGCAGCAGAAAATGCTAAACCTATCGAAGTTCGCTTGCAAGAAGCACAAGAGAACGAAAGCGTACGTCAAGACATCTTTGATTTCTACGATGAAGCTATGACCCTCGCTAATGATTGGCAAAAAGCCAACGAAACCATCAACTACGCCACAGGCGAGAGTAGATTGGACGCATTCATCAATAAGGCTCAGAAAGAGATAGCAGAACTTCGTGATGACATCAAGAAGAATCCTGCCGATCTGAATCTCCGCATGCAGGAGTCTGAGAAAACAAAGGCTCTGAACAACCTCTTAGCGATGAAACGAAATTGGGCGGTCACAGGCGCGACAACCATACCTTTGATATTTAGGGCACAATGGAATACCGCTAAACAAGCCCTCAACCAAGCCAAAACAAAAGCACAAGCGTTGGCTAACACTGGTTCTACGCAAACCTATCAGCAAGCCTACAACGAGGCACAGCGTAAATACAACGCAGCTAAAAAGGAGGTTGCGGAAAAGGAAAAAAACAAGAGTAATTATACTGTTGCTCAATACGAAAAGGCTATACAAGACCTTAAAGCAGCCAAAGATGCTTATTCAAAGTTAGGTGGTGATGTGAGTGGAAAGTCTGCAAAAGCGGCAGCAACGGCACGTAAGACTCGCATCAAGGAAGAGAACAAAGCTATCAAAGTCCAGGAGGAGTTGAACAACCGCTTGAAGGCTTTGCAACAAAAAAACATAGATGAGACTATCTCCCTCATGCAGGAAGGTACAGAAAAGAAGCTGAAGGAGATAGACAACGACTACAAGAAACGGTTGGCGGAGATTAACAAGCAGGAATCCGAGTTTAAGAAAAAGAATAAGGAGTCCGGCAAATCATCATCCCTAACAAAGGAACAGTCAAAAGCTCTCGGCAATGCTAGGTATCTCGCAAACCTCAATAAGGTACAGCAGACAGCAGATATTAACAAAGAACTGTTGGAGAAAGAGCGTGACAACCTCTATGAATACCTTAAAGAGTACGGTGACATACAACAGAAGAAACTTGCCATCACAAAAGAATACGCCGAAAAGATATCCAAGGCAGAGAATGCTTATCAAAAAGCTTCACTCGCCAACCAACGTGATAACGAATTACAGAAGCTGGACACAAGCGATATCTTTGAGCAGATAGATTGGGAGAACGTCTTCTCAGACCTTACTTCTCACACAAAGGAATATTTAGTTTCCCTCCGCTCACAGTTACAAAAACTCATCAAGAGTGGCAAACTAACAGATGTCTCTGACATATCCAAGGTGCAAGAGAAAATCAATGACCTCAATGCTGAGATAAGCAAGCAGGGCGGGATCTTTGACTTCGTGGGAACAAAGCAGTTGGAACAGATACGCCGCATCAATGAGGCTAAAGAGGCACAAGAAGCTCTCAACTCTGCGAAATCGAAAGAGGCAGATATTGAGAATCAATATACACAAGCCCTCAAGCAAGCCAACTATAAAGCAACAGACCTTGGAGTACGTTCAATAGGTGACAGTACGTTAGAAATACAGGCCAACATAGATAAGTTCGGTATTGACAAAAATGCCAAAGAGTATAAGGAAATGGCTACACTTCTAACTCAACTTGCCATACTTGAAGGAAAGCTCGCTAAGGCACGAAAAGAAACAGCCAAGGCTACAGCTGAAGCTAAGAACAAGGAAGATGGAGCAAAAGTCACTACCAAAGATAAAGTAGCGAACTGGTTCTCTGATGCACAAGAGTTCATCACTAAAAGCGGTATAGACCAACTCCCTACCCTATTCTCCAACCTCGGCATGGACGGTATAGCAGGTAGAGCAACACAAGGCCTTGCTGCCTTCAATGATGCAGCAGGGGCTGCAGCAGACTTTGCAAGTGGCAACTTTATCGGTGCTCTCTCAAAAGGCGTTTCTTCGCTGCAAAACTTCACGTCTGTCCTCGGTATAGGCGGTGATAATACAGCCAAGATGCAGAAGAAGATAGATGAGTTGAACTTACGTAACGATGTACTCGCTAAACGGCTTGAAGAATTGAACGATACACTCCAAAGCACTAACTCTATCACGGGAGCACAAGACGTTTACAAAGAAGCTGTTGAGCTAATAAAGGCAGAAGAAAAGAACAGCTCCTTAGCAATGATAGCAGAAGCAAAAAAGCATGGTACATGGAGATCGTCTCTGAATTCATCTGTAGAGGATAACCGTACTTGGAAAGAATCCATGAAACAAGTGTCTAATATCCTTGGTAGGAAGATAACATCAAGCGGAGATTTTCTGTCACTCTCAGCAGAAGACATGAAGAAAATACGTGATACAGACAAGGACCTGTTTATGGCAATCCTCAACGAGTATCGCAAAGAAGGTGGCAAAGGTGGACGCTCTGACAAATTGCCGGACATGATACAAGATTACATTGACAAGTATGCAGACGCCATAAATGACCTTACAGAACAACTCCAAGAAAAGTTCACGCAGATGTCATTTGATGACTTGGAAAACAGCTTCTTTGATACCCTTATGGATATGAGTAAGGACGCGGAAGACTTCACGGATGATTTCTCAAAATATCTTATGAGGGCAGTCTTAAAAGCTAAGGTGGGAGATTTGCTTGACAAAGACCTTAAAGAGTTCTACGATGAGTGGTCAAAGTTAGCAGAAGATGGACTAAGTCAAACTGAGATAGACTATCTAAATCAAAAGTATACCGACCTCGTAAAAAAAGGATTGGAGCTTCGTAATGAGGCATCCAAGATAACGGGATATACAGGAGAAGGAACTTCACAATCAGCCACAAGTGGAGGATGGCAATCTATGGGACAGGAAACAGCGGATGAACTAAACGGTCGTTTCACAGCACTACAGATTGCAGGAGAGACTATTTCCGCTAACATGCTTACAACTGTGGCACAGATGGAAACAATAGTGGCTACTGGAATATCAACAAATGGGGCGGTCGTAGAAATCCGTAACATGATGATAATGACAAACAGCTATCTTGAAGACATCGTTAAATATGCCAAGCTCACATACAACGAGTTTGGGACTAAAATGGATGATATGAATAAACGATTAAAAGAAATATGACCTACAACGGTTTTTCGCTGCTCAACCCTTATTACTATACTCACAAATAGGAAAAGAGGTTCACAGCGAAAACCAAGTGGGTCACAGCTAAAATAATAAGATATGCCTAAAGGACAACTCATAATAAACGGTAAGGATGCGTTCAGAGAGTATGGTATCTTCATGGATGACACCGCGCTCAGCACACTTATGACACCTGCTCCCAACAAGGAGTTTATTAGTAACAAGTATCGCTCCAAGAATGGTAAACGTGTTATCAAGCACAACCCATGCTTGGACGAACGAGAGATAACAGTAGGATTCCATTTGTCAGCCAAAGACGTTGATTCCTTCTTGTCGAAATATGAGAAGTTCTGCAACGAAGTTCTTGCTACAGGGGAAATGGTTATTCATTCCTCCTTCCAGCCGAATGTATGGTACAGGTGCATTTACATATCCTGCACGCAGTTTAGTCAGTTCATGAGGGAAATGGCATCATTCAGCCTAAAGCTCAACGAGCCAGACCCAAGTGACAGAGGAGAAAAAAGCAAATACGTAACAGATGATACAGATATACAGAAATAATCAGCCGTTCTTCGCTCTCGAAGATGTTTGTGATGGTTCTAAGATGTCTCGGCAGCTTATGGACCACCATTACATCGTCTTGAAGTTTTCTACAGAAGAGCCTGTCTATTTTGAGATTGGTGACTCTGTGGAGATAGCAGAATTCGGTCTTTTCGTCCTTACATCTGCATACTTCCCGAAGTATAACGAAACCACTGACGGTTACGACTATGAGCTGCAGATGGATGCCTATTACATGAGCTGGAAGAACAAGATATGTAAGTATCGTCCTCAGTATGGTGCTAACGAGACATCATTCAAGCTCACAACATCTGTTTCTGTACACTTAAACGTCGTTCTAAGCAACTTAAAGGCTTTAAACTATAAATACCACAACAAGGATTTTTCAGTCGATTACATGACATATAACAAAGAAGTATTCGACACGGAAAAAAGATTCCTTGTAGAGTATAGTTCAATAAGCATAATTGAAGCTCTTAATACAATATGCGAGACTCTTGATTGTGAGTGGTGGGTGGATGGTTCTATCATATACCTTGGTTACTGTGAAATGAATGGACAGACAACCTTTGAACAAGGTGTAAATATGCTGTCTATGTCACAATCAGAATCAAAATCATCTTTCATCACTCGACTGTACGCTTTCGGATCAGACAAGAACATACCTTCGGGATATTTCTCAGGAGCTGACGCAGATGTGACTACAGACGGTATAGCAACAGATTATCTCATGCTTCCAAACAAGGACGTTGACGAAGAAGGCTATTACAGTAAAGATGGGTATATCGAGAATGTAAATGTGGTCAAGAGTGATTCACAAGCCATCGAAGGAGTAGTTAAATTCGAAGATGAATACCCTAAAGTTAGTTGCTCTATAAGTGCAATCAAAACATATGAAAGTACTGTAGAAAATGAAGATGGGACAAAAGCCACAGCAACATTTTGGCAAATCACTTCAGAAGAGTCTTTTGTCACAAGCTTTGAAACGAGCTGGATAAAGAAGGGGCTCACTCTTATGATTAGGTTCGAGAGCGGTGCGCTAACAGGGATGGAATTTGAGGTAAACTTCAAGATAATAGACAAGGTCAAATATTTCGAGATTGTTGCAAATGATACATACGGACGCACACTTCCTGACTCTGCCATGTGCCCTAAGATAGGAGATAAATTCTACCTATATAATTGGGATGCTACCAAGATAACAGAAACTCCTCTAATCTCGGAAGCTCAAGAAGCGTTGTATGTTAGAGCTAAGAACTACTACAAGAAGTCAATGGTGGACAACTCAAATTTCACATGTGTTCTTGATAGCAGTAAGTTCTTCAACCATGGAACGTACAATTTTCACCCTTTGGGCGAGCAAGTGAAGCTCATCAACCCATTGTTCTCTGATATAGACAGTGACGGTAAACATTATCGTAACTCACGTATCATAGGCATGGAAATCAACTTGGATATACCATATGATAGCCCAACGTACATAGTCGGAGAAAAAGCAGCCTATAGTCGGCTTGGACAACTGGAAGACAAAGTTAATACCATTACAGTTAACGGCTTACAAATTGGGGGCGCTTTAGGGGGAAGTGGAGTTTATGTTATCGGACTGAATGACGTCACTCCTGAGACAGATAGCAATGTTTATTCTGCTCGTCGTACACGGAGTGCTTTCTTAGCTAAAAACCGCGAAGACGTAGCACAGAAGGTGATAACCTTTATGGAGGGCTTAAAACTGGGCAAAGATGGGAAGAAGGGACTGACGGGCGAAGGGGCTGCTACGCTGAGTACGGTTGTTGTGGACGAGGTGCGTGACCCTAAGAGCACCGAGCAAGACCGTGTGATTGTCGGTGCGCAGGGTTTTGACCTCTATATTGGCAAGGACGGCAAGAGCCATCTTTATGTTGACTATCTGACGACAAGGACGAAATTCTTCGCTGCGAGCGCTGAGGTAAGAAAGGTGAGCTATTCGGGCGGCACTACGCTCTTCTCAAACGCTGGCAGCACAATAATGAAGGTGGCGCACGTACTGGATGATGCAGGAGTGGGTATCGGCTACAAATGCTATGCTGCTGCTGATGACGGCACGACACGAACGGCTAACTGGTGGCACGTGGGCATGATGGCACTGTGCCAGACCTTTAACGTGAAGGCAGGAGAATCAGAAAATCTTGCTAACAGATATTACTGGCGCCTTGTGGTGGGCACGGGACAGGAAACATTAGAGGACGGCAAGCTGTATGACTACGTGATACTGTCAAACAAGAGGACGTTCATGGGCAGCGAGGCTTGCGTGCCGGTGACATCGCAAAGGGTGATAGGCGCTGACGGCAAGGCGTTAGTGTTCGGCGACGTGATGATACAGGTGACCACAACGGGCGAGAAGCAGAGCTTGGCGGCGGTGTTCGAGGAACAGGAAGGCAAGACAACCGACGACGGCAACAACGTCATAGCAAACCGCATGTTCTTCGGCTACGAGCCATCCGCAGACGGCGGGGAGCCTGAGGCGCCGCAGCCCTACGACGTGATAGTACAAGCTGGAGACCAAATACAATGGAACCGCTTCGGCAACCTCATAAAACTGACGACATCTACGGAGGACGGAAGCGACAACGGAAACGCTCCTGCCATTGCGATGTATCATGCTATGGGTGCGCCTTACAAGACGGGAGACACGGTGAATCCGTATCAGTGGAAGACGCTGACCTCATTAGACTCTCCTCTTCTTGTGCTCAAGAACGCCAAGAACTTCAAGTTCTTCACCGACGACGACCCTGAAAAGGTAATCGACCCTGTGACGGTGACGTACGACCTTGTACCATCCTCGGAATATATCATCCGCAAGCCGAACTCACAGACGGCGACCCCGAACGACATAACCTTCACGCTTCGCAAGCGCACGGGCAACGTGACTGAGGACATGAAGGACGGCTATGCGCTTAAGGCGGACTATACGACCACTGCGGGCGAAAGCAAGAGCGGCGTGGCGATAAACCGCCTGTCCGACATTGGCGTGAGCTTTTACCTCCTCGCTTCGGTGACGGTACGGGCAACTGTCAAGGCGGACAACACCACCGTAACGCTGACACTTCCGATTCTTTCCGACGGCGCGAAAGGCGATACGGGCACAAGCTTTAAGGTGCTCGGCTACGCTCTTGCCCATGCCAAGACATACGCGGAGCTACAGCAGATAACGCCTACGGACGGCGGTCTGTACCTTGTGGACGACACAACGGGCATGGAAGGCGGCGGAAAGAAGCCCTGCGTGGTGCAATGGAAGAACGGCAAATACATCGTGTGTGACTCAAACGACGGCGACTCGTATAAGATAGGCGAAATACTCTGGACAAATACTGGAACCTACTGGCTTGACATCGGCAGCGTGAAGGGAGAGGGTGTGGTGATATCGGACATGAGCGTGACGTACGCCATATCTGACAGCGCTACGGTGACACCTACGGAATGGCAGTCGGCCATCATCGCCGCCACCGACGCGAAACCCTATCTCTGGACGAGGACAACGGTGACCTACAAGGATTCGGAAGGCGAGCATACAACGGTGTCGTACGCCATCGCCTATAAGGGCAAGGACGGCGACAAGGGAAACCCCGGAGCAAACGGCACGGACGCTGTGGAGTTTATTCTGAAAAACGCCCCTCTTGTTTTTGACACTGACGAGAACGGCGTGGTGCCTTCATCGGTGAGCAAGACAGCCCAGATACAGATGATGCGGTCAGGAAAGAACATCGTGTCTAAGGTGAGCAACCTCTTCCCGAGCAACAGCAACGTGGGCTGCGGCAAACCGACGCTTACGAAGCAGGAGGACGGCATAGACGTGACGATATCGGGGGCGTCGATAAACAAGGACAGCACGCTCGGGGTGAGCGTGACGAGCGGATATGTAATCGTGTATATGGCTATCGGAGGTACGCTGTATTCTCAGCAGATACCATTTATGGTGAACGTGGCGAAGTTTACGGGGCAGATAGCGGCTGATAACAAGAAACTGCGGTCAGATTACACGGAAGTGACCAACCGCGTAGGGAAGGTGGAGACGGACGTAAACGGAATCCCTATCAAGACGCAGGGTGAGCTGACGAAATACACCTCGACCATTGAGCAGACGGCACGTGAGATATCGCTGAAGGTGACGGAGGAGACGGTGAACATGGCACGTAACTGCATCGTCGGTTCGGCGCTGAGGGAATATGACGAAATAACGCCAATCAACGACACGAAAAGGGTGACGATAATGCCAGGCGGTGTCGGCGGAACAAACTACGCGCAATGTCTGTCCATAGGCGCTACGACGACAACGTGGACAGGTCTGTACTTTAAGGATGTCCGTGTGAAGCCGGAAACAAAATATACCTTTAGCATCTGGATGAGAATGACGGCGAAGCCTGACAACGGCAGCTATGTTTCTATCCGAACTTACAACAACCATGTGACGGGGCAGGAAGTGACACGGGTGGTCTTCCCCGATTCGCAGACGCTGAACGTATGGACGCTTTATAAGGTGACAGTAGACGTACCGGCAGGATGTCTGAGATTGATTATGGAGGCGGCAGTGAGAAACAACGGCGGCATCGACCTTTGCCGACCTATGCTTGAGGAAGGAGAGGAATATCAGGGCTGGAGTCTGTCGCCTGACGATACGACAATAGAAGAAGTGATGCAAGCGACGGGTTTTGACATCAAGAACGGCATCATCAAGGCTACGGCGGACACGTTTGAGGTGCAGGACAACAGAGGAAACACCACGGCAAGGATAACGGATGACGGCTTCTTTACGGGTTCGGTGTATGCTACGAACGGCTACTTCGATGGCCTTGTAAGAAAACTAAAGCGCGTGATTACGAAGGAGAACTTCTACGAGTACTTCGAGAAGGACACCTACTCCGGCATGAGTGACGCATATAATCCGATATGGGACAAGATAGGCTCGGACTTCGTCATACAATCGACTCCCGAGGATGCAGACGGAGTTGCGATGTATCTACAGCTTGCACTTCCGACAGCTGAACCTACAACGCATCCGTACACTGACGGACGTTACGAGCGGGCGCGTGAAGTGATAGGCAACACTATCATAATCCGCTGCGAGAACGGCAACGGCATCACACTTTACGGTACGTCGAGGACAGCTCCGAACTGGGACAGCGGCGGTGTGGCAGGCTCTCCCTACACGCTCAAGAGCGGCTATGTGGCTTATCTGACGTGCAAGGTGAAGAATACTGGTAGCAGTTCGGAGGAGAGCGGGTATGAGACGATATACTGGGAGAGAGTGGTTAGGAAGGCGCTGCCGTAATGAGCCTCGCTGAGGCTGCTTGCTCGGCTGGCGAATAATAAATAACAATTACTAAATAATAAATAATAAAAGACGGATGAAGAACATTGTACGAGGAAATGACTTTACGCTGCGCATTCCCGTCAGGAAGATGGTGAACGGGGAGAGCTTTGCCTTTCCGCTGCCGGGCTGTACGGACGTGGCGGTGAACGTCGTAAACAGCTATCGTCGCGTATCACTGTCATACACCATCGACGTGAAGGAGGACAATGTGCTGAACGCACGTGTGGAGGGCGACCAGCTTGCCTGTGGCGTGTATGCCTTGGAGGTGAAGGGAAAGCTGTTCGGCAACGACTGGCGCTCTAACGAATACGAGCAGTTCGGCATCGTGGACAACAACGCTGCGGGCGGCACGGTATTCGAACCGCAGGAGGGTGAGGACTCGGTGGAGATGGACACGGCCATGGTGGTGCTGGCTCCTGAAGCAGACCTCTCCTGGCTGATAAGCGACGTGGGAGAGACGCTGAAACGTGCTGAGGCTACCATCACGGACGTGGAGAAGCGCACGGACGCGGCGTTAGGCAATGTGGCTACTGCCGTAGGCAATGCGGACAAAGCCGCCGAGAACGCAAAAGCGCAAGCGGAAAGGGCGAAGGCACAGGCTGATCATCCTAACATCATCGGCGAGGACGGCTACTGGATGAAATGGAACGAGGAGACAAACGAGTATGTGCGTACCGACATCTACAGCCGAGGAACCATCGACTACCCTACGTTTGACGTGAACGAGGATGCGGAGCTGGAGGTTACTATCACTGACGGGTCGGACAAGCGTTTTGAACTCAACGATGAAGGGGAGCTTCTGATAAACCTGAACAACAACATTTAAAAAAAACAAGAGCATTATGAACGAAAAAGTAAATTTAGGAAGGGTAGGCTTCGTGCCGAGGGGTGCTTACAACCCTGATACCACCTATAAGAGGCTGGCTGTCGTAACCTACAAGAATTGCACCTATGCAAGCCGGAAGGATGGCAATGTAGGACATGAGCCTGTAGGTGATGACGAATGGTGGCAGCGCATCGTGGACGGACAGACTGCCTACGACGGAGCGGTAAAGGCTGACAAGGCGGCTGACAGAGCCAATGCCAGTGCAGATGAAGCAGACCGCATCAACAATGAGGTGCAGACAGCCGAGGATGTCCGTATCAAGGCAGAAGACGTGCGTACTGAGAACGAAAAGACACGTGTCAGCAACGAAAGCAGACGCATCGAAGCCGAGATCGTACGCATGGAATCTGAAACGACCCGTTCGGACAATGAGCGCCAGCGCAGTCTGAACGAGAAGCAGAGGGTAAGCGACGAGGAGTCGAGAAAGACAGCCGAGAGCTCCCGCAACACCAATGAGGCTGACAGGGTGAGAAATGAGGACAGAAGGACGGAAGCAGAGAATGTCCGCGTCTTGCATGAGACAGTGAGAGTGGGTGCAGAGAACGACCGTATCGCAGCCGAGACTTTGCGTTTGTCTGCCGAGGACGGACGCAAAGTCGCTGAGATAAAACGTGAACAGGCAGCTACAGAGAACAAGGCGGCGACGGACAAGGCTGTAAAAGATTGCCAGCAGGCTGTGAAGGACGCACAGGTAAGCGTGAGATATGAAGCTGATACTTACTCAATCGTGATAACAACCGGAAAGGAGGAGTAAGGGCTTATGGCAGACAACAACATGATAAACGTAGTGGCGCTGACGGAGGCTGCCGAGCTGAAGGACGGTGACACGCTGCTGCTTATCCGTGATGACGGGAAAGGAGGCAAGACGCGCTTCCGCATCGAGGGACGGTCGTTCCGTGGCAAGAGCGCCTATGAGGTGGCGAAGGAAAACGGCTATGAGGGTACGGAGGAAGACTGGAAGAATCAGACCAAGAAAGTGGCTGACTTTGACGTGAGCTTTGACCCTATGGACGGATGTCTGGTGATAACTAAATGAAAAAAAGCAACAATAAAAAAAACAAAACAGATTATGGCAAAGACAGAAACAAGGGTGAAGGTGGTCTTCACCAAGGCCGGCGAGGCGTACAGCGCTACGCAAGCTTACCGTCTGCATGACTACATCGTGCTGGGCGGCGTGACCATCTACGCTTGCAAGAAGGTGGACCCGGCAACGATGACGTGCGTGGGCCATCCGCTGACGGACACGGCATATTGGGACAAGTTCATGGACATTGCTGACTTTAAGGCGGCTGCTGAAAAAGCTACGGCTTCCGCTAACGCTGCTGCAAAGAGCGCTACGGACGCGGCAGGAGCGGCGAATACGGCGAAGACGAATGCGGACACGGCTATGGAGGCTGCGAACGCTGCCGCATCCGCCGCTAATACGGCGAAGACGAATGCGGACACGGCTACGGGTAAGGCAAACACCGCTGCTGCGGGTGCAGAGAAAGTGAACGCCACCATCACAGCCGACAACGTGCTGAAGGTGACGGACAGAACAGGTGCGGAGAAGACTCTCGAGCTTGTGAATCAGGCGGAGGCGGCTACCATTAAGACAGAGTTGGCTGGGAAGTTCGACAAGGATTCTGTGGTGCAGGAGCCTGGAGATGCAGAGGATAAGGTGATGTCACAGAAGGCGGTGAGTTATAAACTCAGTGACTTAACAAGCTGTGTTAATAATGTTATGAGTAAAACAGATTTTAATTTGGCTATGTCAAGTAGTTTCCTTCGCACTAATCTTTGTAATCAGAATGCCCCAGATTTTAAAGATGGTTATTTTATAACACCTTCTGGTGCTCTTCAAGCAAACGAAGCTACTGTTACAACAGGATTTATCTTCTTTACAAAGGAGATGGAGTCTCTCGTCTGTTCTGTTAACGGTAAGCTAAATACTTGGAATAATATCTTTATAGCCTTATACGACATTAACAAAAATTTTATTTCTGCAAAACCCGCTAATAAGAATGTTGTATGGCAAGAAGGAGTTGCTTTTGCAAGATTCTCCTTACAAAAAGGCTCAACTGGTTTAAACCATTATCAAGTAGAAGTTGGAACAGAACCAACGCCATACATTGAATATGGTAAGGCTGATATCAAGGACATTGTTAAAGTCACAGAAAAAAATATTGCAACTGGCAGTGTGACTTCTGAGAAAATTGCAACTGGACTTATTAGAAAACAAATTCAAATAAACACTTCTGATTCTGAAATAGAAATACTATTAAAGATGAAGAAAGCTTTTGATGAAGGAAGCTATGATGTTTACTGGGAGCATGGAACATATACCTTTTCAAGTGTTTATCAGTATATGATAGACACATTAAAATGGTCATGGACCATGGGCTTGCCCATTGGAAATAATTGCAGATACTATTTCAATGGCTCTACCTTAATTTCAAACGGCCCATCTGACGAATATTCTGAATCAAGGAACATCTTAGATTGCAAGGCTAGTTCACAAAACTATGAACTTCATGATGGTGTTCTTATCAACAATGGTGGAACATATTGTGTTTATGATGAAGGCAATGGTGCGGAAGGTTTTTATAAGCATGTATATGACAACATGCAAATGAAATATGTAAAAGGTAGCAAAACTCAATATCTGTCAAAGTGTATAGGTGGTGGAATGGGACTAAATGGTCTTGTTTTAATTAGTAGATGTATTTTTGATACTAATGCTACTGCACAAGATACATCATGGCATGGACCATTACATACAGAAGAAAAGGTAAATTTCAAAATAGTTATGACAAATTGCTATTTTTCAAAACAGGGAATATCTATAGATTCTACATTTAAAGATGAAGATTCTGTAATTTTGGAATTTGCTAATAACTCTATAAAGAATGGAGAGATTATGTCTAAAAATGTAACGCTGTATAAGTTTAATAATGAGATTAGAAATAGGACGTAATATTTTAAAGCAATGATGCTTGAACTCTAAGTCGCTGACTTCGTAAACGAGGTGTAAATGGCTGGAATTATGAATAGGACAAGACGCAGAAACATAAGGGGCATGGTGGTGTATATGTGCATCGCCATGCTTTTCGGGGGCTTCAGGCTGCTGGCACTGATAGTGCATGAGGACAACGACAGATGCCATAACTATAACGGAACGTGGAACGTCGGCGACCTTGTGTGCGGCTGCGGGGCTGCTTAATGGGCGCAAATAATAAATAATAACTGACAAATAATAAATAAGAAGATGACACCTAAGGAATTTTGTAAATGGATGGCTCCTGCGGCTTATAATGCGGACATTTCGCCCGTGTTTATCATTGCTCAGGCGGCACTGGAGAGCGGATGGGGCAAGAGCGCCATCGGCAAGTATAACGTGTTCGGTATAACGAGAGGCGGATGGCCTGTGGAGAAATGCCTGCTTGTCACAACGCATGAGTATTTCAAGACTAAGACGGTGAGGTTCACGGCGCCGGAGAAGGTAGTGAAGATAGAATTTGTGGCTGGCAAGGGTCTGTATAAGTATACTTGCAAGCGGCTGTTCAGAAACTACGCCACTCTTGGCGAGGCACTGAGAGACCATGCGGCTGTGCTGAAGAAATCGTGGCCAGAAGCATGGGCGTACCGTATGAGTCCTGAGAACTACGTGAAGAAGATACAGGAGGGGCGGAAGAAGTATGCGACGGCTCCGAACTACGTGGAGACTATGGTGAAGATGTTCGGGACAGTGAGAAAAGCGATGAAGGAGGCTGGACTGAGCTGCTGAGTTTCTTGGCTTTTAGGAAGGATTATTCTTTTGTTTGGGATTTTTGTTAATGTAAAAAAGATTGATTGGATGGTTAATAACTTGACTACAAGTACGGGTAAGGCCGTCGTTTTGGGGACAATGGGAGGGGAGGCACTGTCTGCGCTCTTCGATTTGAGATGGATGTTGGTGCTGATAGTGGTGCTGATAGTGGCGGACTTCTGGTTCGGCGTGAGCGAGAGTCTGCATAAACATGAGCATTTCCGCTTTTCGAGAGCGGGCAGAAGAACGTGTAACAAGGCGGTGGACTATATCACCTACCTTATATTAGGTTCGGTGCTCGGTCTGGCTATCTTCGAGCCGTTGGGATGGACGAATCATGTGGTGACGGCGGCGGTAGGACTTGGCTTGGGGTGTGTATGGGAGGTGGACTCTATCGTCGGGCATGTGTGTGAGCTGCACGGCGTGAAGAACAGATTCTCCATAAAGCGCTTCATTATAGCATTGATGAAGAAGAAAGACGAGGACATCGGCGAGGCTGTGGAGGAAGCGATGAAAAAAGAGTGAAGGAAGATAAAGTTTTTAAGGAGAAGAGGTTATGATGGACGAATTATATAGTAAATTTGTAGGAGCACTGTGGGGGATGCTGCTCTGCCTGATGGTCAGTATGCTGGCCGGCTGCGGCGCGAAGAAGCCCGTGGTGCTGACAAGAACTGACAGCGTGAGGGTGGCGAAGGACACTGTGTACTGGGACCGCATAGTGCTGAGATACGTGGAGAGGGCGAAGACGGACAAGACCGTGAACAGGGACTCGACGGCTACGACCGTGGACGAAGAGGGAAACGTGAAGAAGACGGAGGCTTGGCACTGGAGGGACAGGTACGTGGAGAACTCGCTGAACACGCTAATGAAGGACAGCTTAGAGACGTACAAGGCGATGGTGGACTCGATGGCGAACATTGGCAGAAAAAACAATGACGTGCCTGTGCCGGTGGAAAGAAAGCTGAGCTGGTGGGAAAGGAACATCGAGAAGCCCATCGCGTCCTGCATCGCTGTCATAATAACAGGCGCTGTGCTTCTGCTGATTCTCAGATATGCGAGAGGAAGGCTGAAGAGCGGCGTGAAGAAGGAATAAAAGAAGGAAATAAATATGATTGATGGCTTTAGTTATTAGTTTTTTAATTTAAGGTTTATAGATTTGTTTCAGGTGAGCCTTGCCCGTCCGTAGAGGATAGGCAAGGTTTTAATAAAACATAAATAATCATAAACCAATGTCTTGCTCTCGAAAATAATTACTAACTTGCAGCACTAAACTAAAGAAGCTGAAAATATTATTACGTTAAACTTAATTTATTTATTATGAACGAGGAAGATAAAAAACGTTTCCTTGCTCTTGTGAAAGGTAAGGACATAGCGGAGATTATGTCTTTGTTAGCAGAATCCGGTAATCAGTATTCACGCAGAATACTTAGTTTTTTTCGATGGTTCTGCAAGTGGACTCCGTTCTTCATAATGCTGACGCACATGTACGGAATATTCGACTTTAGCCGTAATCCCAAAGAAATGTTTGTGGTGCATAAGGCAAACTGGGCGTGCTACACGTTCATTTACATCATGGTGTATGTGCTGCCGATGGTTCTTATCCTTGCATCACGTTTCTTCTGGCTGTGCTGGAAGTATCGCATACCGTTCTTCTACTTCTTTGCCATCAACTCAATCCACCTCGTATACTGGAGTTGGTATACGACAAACGAGATGGTCATGGCGCATTTTGCTATTATGGCCTTCACTCTATTGTTGTATGTGTATGGGGCTGTTGATTGGTTTTGTAGCAAATCACGGCTTGGCAAGAGAATGTTCAGCTAAGAACACACGTCTATGAGAAAGATATTTGGCTATAAAATGCTTGGCACGCTGTTGCAGTCGCTTGCTAATTCCTGCTTCAGAGCTGACGAGCAACAGCGCAATGGCGAGAAGGTAACAGCCTGCGGAATGAGCGATGAAGACATCGAAACGCTCTGTCAGGACATACTCCCGAATATGCTTAACCCGATGATGAGCGCAGAGGAAGTAAAGGACAGGCTTAATGTCAGTGACGCGACACTCAACAGAATGGTCAAGCGTGGGGACATACCGAACGGAGAATGCAAGAAGCGCGGACACACACGATACTGGAAGAAGTGGGATATCCTGTGGTTCATAAGAAAGAAGAGAAGCAAGTGATAGTACCGACTATCACTTTAAACATCTGACTATCAGTATGATACAAAATCTTTGAGCGTGTTATGGCTTTATTGGTCGTAACACGCTAATTTTGTGCCTGTAACGTTACAAAAGAGTTAGTAAACCTATTAAGTAAAACAGAAAAAATATTGTTATTATGGAGAGTAAAACTTATGTGTTCGGTGAGAATGGTACTGGCACTGGTGGTGGTCTCAATAGCATACTGGCTATGCTTCCGGCACTCATGCAAAAGCAGGGCATAGACCCAAGTTTGTTTGCCCTCTGCAATGGTAAGAGCAATGGCAACGGTTGGGGAGACAATTTGTTCGCCATCCTGCTTCTCTTTATCATCATGGGTAGAGGCAACTTCTTCGGAAACGGTTTTGGAGGCGGCATGATGCCTAACGGACAGGGCGGTGTTGTTCCTATGCTCAACAATGACGCTAACACAGCTGTTATCATGCAAGCTGTTCAGCGCAATGGTTATGATGTTCAGAGTTTGGCTACAGCCCTCAACACTTCGAGCGACGCTGTTATGGCTGCTATTAACAGCTTGGGTCAGCAAGTATGCAACATCGGCAGTCAGATGGGCATGAACACCAACCAGATTATCACGGCTCTGATGCAGGGCAATAACGCTATCGCTACACAGTTGGCAGAATGCTGCTGCAAGACAAACAACGCCATCACCGCTATGGACGGTAATGTAAAGTTAGCGATGTGTCAGCAGACAGGTGCTTTGACAAACGCCATCAACAACGTGGCAGTCGGTCAGGAGCGTGGTTTTTCTAATGTTGCCTATGAGACACAGCGTCAGACTTGCGACTTGCACAACGCTATCAAGGACAGTACTCAGACCATCGTAAACGGTCAGAAGCAAGCTGAGATGCGTGAGATGCAGAACAAGATCGATGCCCTGCGTGAGGAGAACAGTACCTTCAAGTCTTCTGCTATGACTTCGCAGATTGTAGGTCAAGCAATAGCGCCTATCAATGCGGTATTGGCAGGATTGCAGACCGAGGTAGCTGGTATCAAGTGCAAATTGCCCGAAACGGCAACAGTAGCATACAGTCCGTTTACCGCTGTCCCAAACTGCGTAGCAGCACAATACGGACTTTACGGAGTCAACGGAGCTAACGGCTTTTGGGGCTAACCATCTAACTGGAGGAACGACTATGATTTGGGGCTATCCTTTTTCATGGGTCAACAGAAGAGGGTCGGCAGCTATCGGTTCTACTGGTGTGTCGGTAGACGCAAACGGTGTGGTATTCTCATTCAGGAACCATGCCTTCTTGAATGCCAACTACAGAGGAACGATATTCGTTAATCTGCAACAGGCAATACCGACGGGCACAACGACCACGCTGCCGATACTCTTTGAGACCAACGGCGCAACCCAGGCTGTCACCAAGTTCGGAGGTGCGGCACTGACCGTTGCTGATTTAGCCGGAACTGGTGTATATCAGTTGTGGTTCGAGAGAGACACTAACACCCTTCAACTCATGACGGGTATTGTATAACAAGTTAAAATTCGACTTCTATGTTTCAAGGACTTCGACAAAACAGCATATTTTATGTGCTTGACAAGTCGGGAGAACCGACACTAAAAATAGGACAAGTGGTAAGTGTAAGCAACCCACAGCCTAAATTTCCTTCGTATCAGCCGGGGCAGTTTAATCCGCAACCTATGGAAACTACGGTTGACGTAAAGGTTAAAATGCAAGACGGAGAGGCTGAGTTTAAACAGCTCCCTTCGAATGGACAGATTGCTAACTCTGGCAATCTTGTAGTAGCAGACAGCCGTGATGCTATGATAGCAGAGGTTGAAGCGATGCTCAGACACTCGAAAGAGGTACTTGACAGTAAGGACTATCACGAAAAAGTAGTTAAGAACTGTGAGCAGATAATGGGTGTCCTCAATCCGCAAATAGCAAAAGAGAAAGCTCAGGAACAAAGAATAGGTAACCTTGAGGCAGACATGAGTGGAATGAAAGGCACATTGTCTAATATAGAGTCTATGCTGCAAAGAGCCTTGAACAAGAAGTCGAACGGTAACACTTAAAAAATGTGCATTATGTATATGATTGAGATTACAGAAAACAAGTTCGATGAGCTTGTGGAGAATGCCGAGAAGATGCTTAAATACGGTGGGAAAGTCATGTCGTGCCTTGAAGACATGAGACGTGGCGAAGGTCGTATGGGTGAGCGTTCTCCCATGTCAGATTATCGTGACATGGGACGTGACGAGCGCAGACGCTATGAGCGTGGCATGGACTACGACGATGAAGGACGTTACGGAGAACGTTATGGTGGCGGATATCATGGGGGTGGCAGACGCTACTAAGTAATAACCGACAGGTAAGGAAACAGTATTCCCTACCTGTCTTAACAAAGAAAGACTATGGGAAAATGTAGAATGCCTTTAGATGTCTATGATTTGAAGCCAGAAGGAATGATAGCTTATCTTAGATATAACGGCTATCACTTCAATAAGAAAATGTGTGAATGGGCTGTTAGTCATATGCGCAAGGTTAACAAGGCAAGCGGCAAAGAAGAACCGATAGAGCCTATGAACAAGGACAAGGTCGAGGAGTTAATGCAGTCTAACAATCTAACACTTGAAAACCTTGTCGGCTACGACCATGTTTACGTCGCTAATATGTGTAAGGCTGACTTTTGGGGTAAGTCTATAAAGGACGAAGAGAGTTTAGCGCATTATATAAAAGACACGGTTGACGATGTAGATCAGAAGGATGGTTTTATATTTAACCGCTTCTATGCTGACTGTTGCCACAATGGTATGCCTATTCCTTGGGAAGATTTGCTATGATAAAGCGCGAGATTCACTTGGAACAGTACAGATGGAGTGTTATGTGCTTTATCGGGTATACAGCCGATGATACTGATGAAATATGTCATGCGTTAGAGGTTATAGGCTGCAACGGGCATGCCCTTGAATCGGCAAGCAAACATCTATCATTAGCGAGTGAAGAGAGAGGACTAACCTACTCCAATGTAGGAACAAGAGAAAGTGTTGTCGCAGTTGGCGCATCTGACAACAAAGGAAACTTGGTAAACACCATAGGGCATGAGCTTCTGCATGTAGTTGCGCACATCTGCGACAATGATAACATAACAATGCAAAGTGAAGAGCCGTGTTACATAATGGGCGAGCTGTGTCAAAAAATATTTGAATCAATCTAAATCTAAAAAGTGGAACTATGGATATAGGAATAATAATCGAAGCAGCAACAAGGCTAAACGATACATGGAATAAATGTACGAAAGATATAGAGAAAGAAAATCTAGCCGCTGATATATACAACTGTGCTTGCGAAATAGACGAAGCCATAATAGCACTTGTTGAAAAGATAGGTAATTGCACTAAGGCTATTACTATCAGTAAAATGTATGGTAAATCGCCTCTTGCAGAAAGCCATAAAACAATAATAGCAAGAGATAATATATAATTAAAGGAAGGAAGCAAGTTGTTTGTATGCAATTTGCTTCCTTTAACACTTATGCATTTATATTAAGTTAATAAAAAGTTAAATTCTTCGACTTAGCCGTTCTAAGCCATCCAAAATTTTCCTCCATATACTTATACATATTTTTTAAATTATGTTGTTGCAGAAAAAACGACATTTAGACCAAAAACTGTTTTATTTTCCTGTGTTTATGTCAAGTATATAATCTATTACCTTACGATTTGCTTCGTCTATTTTTTTGCGGTTGAAATTGATATACACCTGCGTCACAGCAGCTCCTGTAGAATAAGAATGCCCGAGTGCATGACTTATAACATCTTCTGGAATATCAAGTTCGCTTGCTAATGTAGCCCATGTATGTCTTGCCCAATATGAAGTCAGTTTGGGAAACGGTGCACACGAACCTATATTCTTCAAATGTTTATCGAAACAAGTAGTGAACGCATGAGTATTGGAATATTTCTCCAACAGGTCAAGCAAGAATTTTTCACCTTTATAACGATTTATAATCTCAAGTGCTTCCGGCTCAACTTTGATGGAATAAAACTTTTTCGTTTTTTTTCGCTTGTAGTTAATCCTACCTTCAGCATCTATTTCAGTCAATTCGCACAGATCAGCAACATTAATACCAATCAAGTACAAGCACAGCTTAAACATATCAATAGTACGTTGTTGTTTAGGCTCATTAATAGCGAACAGCTGTCTTACCTCAGCTAAAGTTAGAGAACGCTTTTCTGTCTGTTCTGCTTTGATTTTAAAAACACGGAAAGGATAATTCTGAGTAATCTCGTTATCTAAAGCATCATTGAAGACAGCTCTGATATTACGAAAATGTATATTACGTCCATTGATAGCAGAAGAATACTTCTGCAGGAAAACATCAAAACCTGTAAGCCAATCTTTTGTTATATCCTCGAAGGTTTTCGTCTTAATCTTAGCATCATACTCAAGCATTCGTTTTGCAGTTACTAAATAGATTTCCTTAGTTCGTTGTGCAGAGCGAGAGTTAGCATAATTAATGAAACGATTATAGAAGCTATTAGAAGCAGCTACACTTGGTTCTAAAACTTCCAATACTTTATTTTTTATTTGTGTTGCAGTTAATTTAGTCAGTTTTCCTTCCTTTGTTAGGTCCATGATAATATTAGACACTTTATTGCGTTGAGTGTCTATGTAACTTTGAAGTGCCTTCTTGTTAGGATGGTCTTTGATCCTTTCCTTTTCAGCATCCCACTGAGTTGGATATATTCGCACATTCAAAGAGATATAAGCAGAAGACCCCTGCTTATTTATACCAATCTTTAGTGGAGCTTCGTTACCACGTTTCACGGAACGCTTATCTAAATATAAATGTACTGTTGCCATAGTTGCGGTTGAAAGATTAATAATTTGCGGTGTATTTGCGGTTTTTGCGGTGTATCTGCGGTGTATTTTACCCAT